ATCTTACAATATTTCGATAAACTCTTCGCCGAGTGTAACTGAGAAGCCTTTCTTGCCTGAGGTGGCATAGAGCGCCACGGTGCAGTCTTGCAATATTTGAATTGAGTAACTTGCGCCTAACTTCCATGTGGGAGCTGCCATGCCTGCTATCTGTGCGTATTGCTCAGCTGTAATGTCAGCGCCCCACGTCCACGTCTTGCCGGTGGTAGAGGTGAGGCGAGTGAGTGTAAGAGCAACGCCATTGGCAAGTATGTTCATGCTCTCAGGATTCTCAGATGCCACGGCGGCGGCCACTGTCTCACGCTCTTTGGTAGGCGTGCCACCCATTGCCGGTGTGTTTGGTTGCCCGTTGTGCGTGCCGATAGTATTGTTAGCGTATTTGGCAGCGTTGATGTTACGAAGGGTGTTAGAGCTGCCGTTGATGAGATTGCTTATTTGAGTTTTCATTTTGCTGTGGCCGACTTTAGCCTCCTGCCTCCGGAGGATTATTTGTTTGTTATGTTTGACGCTGCAAAGTTACAACAATTATTTCAATGGTACAATAAATTAGACCAATAAAATTATATGTTTTACAACATGTTTTTGATTTTAATTCAAAATACCGGTGCGGCTCTTTCTTTTTTGCGCGCAACTTTTTTTCTTTCTCTCTACCAGATGAAAACGATTTCTTCAAAAAAATTTTTCCTCGCGCGTACGCGCGTTCGAACCGAAGCGAATTTTTTTTCTTTTCTTTTTTATTTCTTTTCTTTAAATAGGATATAGGGGGTATGGGGGAAAAAGGGAAAAATTTCTTTTCTTTGTTTTCTTTTCTTTCTTTTATTCGGAATTATTCGGAAGAAATGGCCTTTCTTTCGGAAGGAATAGCCATTAATTCGGAAGGAATGGGCATTAATGGGGAAGGAATGGCAATAACTTCGGAAGAAATGGCAATTCTTTCCGAATAAAAGGGAATTAATGGGGAAGAAATAGCCATTAATTCGGAAGGAATGGGCATTAACGGGGAAGGAATGGCTATTCTTTCCGAAAGAATGGGTATAACTTCGGAAGAAATGGCAATAACTTCGGAAGGAATTGCCTTTAATGGGGAAGGAATTTATAAGGCGGGAAGAGTGGCGCCCGTGGGTCGATGTGGGGTCTAAATGTAGAAGGAAATAGACCGTCAGTTGTCGTTTTCGGCGGCGAGATTTTTCAAGCGCTCTTCGATGGTTGTTGTGATGTTAGCCTGCATGGAGAGTTCGGCAGACACACTTTGCATCTGTGGGGTATGGTAGCGCAACAGCTTCTCGTGGATGTAGGCGCGGTCTTTGGCTTCCATCAGCATCATGTCTATCTCGAAATCGGAAATGACAAGCGGGCTGCCGTCTGCATCTGTGAGTTGTATGCTTTTATAAACGGTGCCATTATCGCGAAGGTCTATTGTGCGCGGCGATCCATCCGGATTTGTCTGTGGCTTGGCCTCGAAATAAGATGTTGAGAGAGCGCGCAGAGCGTCTTTTAACGGATTTGGTTTATTTGGGGTGCCTTTTTGTCTGCCCCCGGTTTTTCTTCCAAGAGCCATATACTAATTAAAAAGTTAAAGTTTTTGCCAAAGATAACGAGGTACCTTTGCCCTGTAACTATAACTTTTGAATTATGGGCATTTTAGGCACTGCAATAGGAGGAGCATTAGGCATTGGGGGCGCAATCTTCGGTGGCATTTCCGCATCGAAGGCGATGAAACGTGCTAAGCGGAATATCCAGGGTCAGATGAAGGAAAATGAGAACTGGTATAACAGGCGCTATAATGAGGATGCGACGCAGCGCGCCGACGCACAGCGGCTGCTCTCTGATTTGAATGACAATGTAAGGCAGCGTAACCAGGCGGTTGCCGGCACGCAAGCCGTTACGGGAGGCACAGAGGAGAGCGTGGCGGCAAGTAAGGCAGCCAACAACAGAGCAATAGCAGATGTGGTGTCGCATATTGCAGCCAACGGAGAGCAACGTAAGGATGCCATAGAAGGGCAATACATGAACAGGAAGACGGCGCTTAATGACCAGCTGAACAATCTGGGAATGGCGAAAGCGCAGAGCATAGCAGCGGCAGCTCAGGGTTTAGGCGAGACAACGACGGCGCTTGGTGCAGATATAGATGATTATTTAGATAAACGGCAACAATGATAAACGACCCTTCCAAGCCACTTATAGACGTTCGGACAACGACTATTCCGACTCCTGACGACAAACCGCAAGCATACCAAGGTGCTAAAGCAACAGCACCGGAGAAGTCGGTAACGGTCAGCGGCACTCAGACGCCCGCTGCAGGCGGCACTTCGACAACGCCGAAGGACGCTACAACGGCGACAACCGGCACGTCATCTTCTCCGAAGTGGACGTCGGAGATGCAAGGTCCACAACAATACAAAGCACCCGAGGTGGCCGAATATAAGGCGCTGAGCGAGCTTCCCAAGAGAGGAATACCGGCGGAGTATAAGGTCAGCTCATACAAGGAGCTGATACCGTTGTTGCAAGCTCGCATGGAGGAGAATAAGCCGATGACAAAGGAAGAGCTTGAAAAGCTCCGTCGCCGGCAGAAGGCACAGCAGATAGCTGCCGGTATAGGCGATGCGGTAAGGGCTGTGTCGAATCTTGTATTTGCCACTAAGGGAGCGCCGAATATGTACAATCCGACCACCGGCATGAGCGCACGGATGAAAGAGCGTTTTGAGCGAGAGCAAGCGGAAAGAGATGCCCGTGATGAGCGGTATTACAATCTGGCATACAACATTGCCAAGCTCCGTGATGCAGAAAAGGAACAGGGGCTGCAGGCATGGAAGATGGAGCACTCTTTGGAACGCGAACAGGTTGAGGATAAATTTCGAGAGAAAGCCGAAGAGCGAGCGCAGAAAAAGGCAGATATGTCGGCAGAATTGGCACAGTTGGAATTAGACCTTATGGAAGGCAAGATAACTGAACAGGAAGCTAAAGCTGAGGCAGCCAAGATAAAGGCTCAGTATGCCGGACAGACTGCTCTGTCAGTTATAAATCGCAATAACCGGGCCGGCACAGGTCGTCGCGGCGGAGGCGGAAGCGGCGGCAGTAAAGGTGGCAGCGATGATAACACGGAAACGGTAACGACAACGACGAAGGAGACAAAAGATAAGTGGGGAAATCCGAAAAAGACAACTACAACAACGGTAAAAGCAAAACGTCCGAAAGGGAGTAACAGCAACGGCGGCGGCTGGGCAGCAGGTCTGAAACTTTAATATAACACGGCATTATGATTAGCGACGATAAACTCAAGAAGGTATACAACACGCTTAGGAAAGGTGGCTACACGCAGGATTATGGCACTTTCAAGAATGGCTTTTTAGGCGAAGAAAATTATGAGAACCGCAAGAAGGTATATGATTTGCTGACAGCGAATGGTGCGCAGATAGGAGCCAACTACCATGAATTCTTGCAGAAACTAAGGGTTGACGCGGATAAGGAATATTTCAAGCTACGTCGCGGAGGTCGTGATTTCACTGTATCGAGAGCTGAGGTTGAGAAGGCCGGCGGATTGCAGCCATGGGCGCAACAGCATCCGGGGGCGCCACTTCGCGTATATATGCATGGCAAACAGGCTGACGGCAGCTATTTTGACGGGCATACAGACGCCACGACGGCAGCTCAGAAGCTAAAGAATCATTACTGGTATACCTACACCACGACGCCAATTGGAAATAATGCCAAGCCTGTGAAACAGGCGCCTGCAAAGAAGAGTAACGGCAAGGCATGGAAGCCGAGTGCGGTGGATATGGCCATGGTTCGCCACAATGTCAACACGGGAGTCAATAAGCTGCACAAGATACGGGAGAATGCCACAGAAGATATAAATGCCATTAAGAAAGGTGGCAGGCCTGACGCGGCAATGTTGATTGAACGCGAGCCGAATACCGCGACGGGCAAGATGGAACGCCGCTATTATACAGAGCAGGGCGCGAAGGTTGCATCGAGGATGGAGCAAAGCCGGCGCAACAATGTCTACAATCAGTGGTGGGAGAACAACACTAAAGAAGGTAAACGGTCGAAAGAACAGCGTTTGCAGCGAGAATTTGAGGGAAGTTTGTCGGGTCTGTGGAGCCGCATAGATGCCACGGAGACGTCAGAGATGAATGCTGCTGAAAGGGCATGGAAGGCAGCGGAAGCACGTCAGAAGGCGGCAAGAGAGAAAAACGCACAGCGCAATTGGGGAGCATACAGCGACGGCATGATGTTGGCCGGTCATGAGATGCGCACAGTTACGGCTTCGTCAACGGCTCACGAAGACCTTGCAGCCCGATATACCAATTACGACCTTGACAGGCTTATGGATGACGCCTGGAACAATCTGGGGGCAGCCGGGCAGAAGGCTGTGATAGATGATTGTTACCGAATGTTGGCACGCCGCAATCCCGGAGCTAACGGCACGCAGCTGAGGGAGGCCGCCCAACAGATGGCGCGGCAACAGTCGGATTTGCGCTTGTATGAGCTTGCTGTTGAGAAGAAGAGGCCGAAATCGGAGCTTGATTATCTGATGCGCAAGATAGGCGACATGAACTTGCTGGGCAACATCACCAAAGGCATGGCGGTGTGGAAAAGCGGCAAGACCGGCGACATGGCAGCCTACGAAATGGCTAATGAGCAATACCGGCAGGATGGACATAAGCTACTTGATGTAGTGGGTACCGTTTTGGGCTTCATGGCCGACCCCACCACATATATTTCCGGAGGAGTTGGCGGCGTCGCGGGAAAAGCAGCGGTGAAAGGCGCCACAAGAGCGATGATAAAGAAAGGCACGTCGGCGGCAGTGAGGAAAGCTTTTACACGCAAGTTTGCCAATACTTTTACGGGACGTTTGATTGGAGGTGTTTCCAGCAGTTCGGCGACCTTCGGTTTCTTAGAGGGTGCCAAAGAATTAGAGAATCAGTTTGCGCACGGCGGCAAAGTACGCACCACTGATGACGAGGGCAACCTGCTTCGAGAGGGTCGTTATGTAAACGAGGGTTACTCAGGAGCTGCCGTTGCAGAGCAGGCATTGCACGGCATGGGCATGGGCGCAGCCATAGGCTGGCTTGGCCCAACTTCAGGTAACGTGTCAGACTATCTGGTGAGAGGCACGAAGAGCACCGCGGGCAAGGTGATGACGCGAGCAGGTGTCTATACAGGTGCCACGATAGCGGAGGGCACTATCTTCTCCGTGCCGGAATGGTTAGAGGGCAGCCGGGATGCCTTTGATGTATGGACGGACAATCTGGCTATGATGGTTGGATTTAAAGGAAAGCATATCATCAAGAGTGCCGGCGGAGTGTTGAAAGACCTGAAAGCATCATTCAGCCACCCGACTGATGGAAGAAAGAACAGACTTGACTTTGAGAGCAGGGTGCGCATGCGCATGGATGCTCCCACGACAGCGGGGATAGCGGTATATAAGGGCGATGAGCCTTCGCAGAGCATGGCGCTGACGAAAGATGAACGAGCAGAGCTTAAGCGCTATGGCTATGATATAAAAGAGCTTACCGAGCCGCAGAGTTCTTTGGTGGCAGAAAATGCACCTGAGATAGTAGATAAGCTGACAGAAATGGTTCGCGACCAAAGGGTGAGCGAGGCAGCGAGGGCAAAGATGTATTACTATGCCACTGGCAGACGTTTGCCGATGTCGACAGTAATGCGTGGAGAGCTATATGAGGATGACAAAGGAGGCTTCCGTGTTGAATCGATTGGCGCTAATGGCGTTATTACATCTCGTTCGTTTAAGCACCGTAAGAATGCGGATATAGAGCTGAGACGCATTAAGCGCCAGGTGGAATTGAACAGCATAGAGATTGGTGAGCAATATAAGCAGGCTGCTGACCTGGATGACAGGATGCGTGAGGCTTGCAGGACAGTTGCTGAAGAGAATGGATGGGAAGGAGGTGCCGCTGAAATTTATCGGATATGTGTGGAAGCGAGAGAAAATCATCTGCGAGGAAATGACAAAGAGCTTGATGAGGCACAGCAGCTTATAGTCAGGAAAGTCGTGGACGCCATGGGTGATTATCAGGAAGGCAAGGTTACCGATGAACTGAGAGCGAGCATCAACGAGAAATATGGTGTAGATATTGACGATGCAATACGCAAAGAGGAGAACCGGCGCAAGCCAGCAGAGCAGCAAGCCATTGAGGAGTATATAAATGAGCTGTTCCCAAAAGAGAAAGAAAATCCGGTTGAGGATGTCGATGCCGATGACATTACCAATCAGAAGATGCTCACCGATGAGCCGGAGCAACCGAATGACTTTACCGACAACGGCCCCGTTGCCCCACGTTTTGACAATTCCGATGCCGGCCCCGAATACGACCCACATCAGCCTGGTGGTGAACAAAAACCTGTAGGCCGTGCCGTCATGAAGTATCAAGACCGCCCTGTTGAGGTTTTGAGCGGTCGTGTTGTCATGATGGAGGACGGCACAATGGTAGACAACGAGCGCAGCGATGAGACGATTGTCATCCGTGATCTCGCAACAGGCGAGATTGAAATGGTGTCGCCCGATGCTATCCTTTCTTATGAGGATTATGTGGAACTCCCCACCGATGAGGAGGCCGCACCGGCCACCGCTCCCGAAACACCTTCCGAGGAGCAACCCAAATACACTTCCGGCCAAATCAAGATACGGAACTCTGACGGCACAGAAACTCGCGGTAGGCTTACCGGCTATGTCGATGAGAACGGCAACCATGAGTATTATGTTGAGGGCGACCTGCAACATCTTCACTACGCATCCGAGCAGGAGCTAAACAACATCCTCTCTGAATATCAGCCGGACGAGCCGCAGCAGCCGTCAGCCGCACAGCCACAAGCCGCCGAGCGCGTTTACCCGGAAGGCGTGACCGATACCGAAGCCTACGACAACGGCCTTAAAGATGGAGCCGCCTCCACCTCAATGTCTGATGAGGAACTCAACAGAAACATTGAGAGGTTCAATGATGAAAGCGAGGCGTCAATGCTCACCGACTATGGCCGTGGTTGGGTAGAAGGACTTAAGCAGGAACAGCAGCGCAGAGTACAGGCCGCACAACCCGAACAGCCTCAGCAGCCAGAACAGGTTGCGCCCATCGAGCCTACACCGGCTCCTGCACCCACTCCAGAGCCGACCGCCACACCTACGCCCGAACCTGCGCAAGCACCCGCCGAGGCTCCGCAGGGAGAAGTCAATATGCCGACAGGTGTCAATCCTGTTGGCACTATATCCGTGCCTCAACGTGACGGCAGCATACGCACATTCACCGTTGGCAAGGATGCCGAGGGTAATAATATTGTTGTTGACGACAGAGGCTTCATGTGGGCGCATGACGGCAACGGCAATGCCATGCAACCCTATTCGCCCGGTGCCAACGTCCCTGTATGGACCGATGAGCAGCTCTCCAAGTTGGGCGCGGTTCAGCCCACCAACGAGCAGCCGGCCACCGTTCCCAATCAGCCCGAAAACGTTCTCAATTCCACGGAAACACCCCAAAATCCTACGGAAAACGCCGTTTCACCCGCTGAAAGCGTTCCCAATCCTGCCACTCCTGTAGAGAACGTACAGGAAACGCCGGCCCCGACCGCAGAGCCGACACCTCTGCAACGTATTCCCCGCGATGCAAAGGGTGAGCCTATCTTTGAACAGGCCGAGAACCCAGAGCATGGTTGGGATGCACTTGTGGAATTTGCCGAGGGTGATGCAGCCACCGCCAAAGAGATTGCCGACACAATGGCCGAGGAGAAGCGCAAGGCGTATGAGAAAGCCCAGAAGCAGAAGCCGAAGGGCAAGACCCCGACCGAAATCCTTGCATCCAAGAAAGCCAATGCCGGCGCACTCGCACAGGCCGAAAGCGAATACAACTTTTGGCAGAAGATAGCCGGTGTTGAAAAGAACCGACACGACGCAATCCGCTCACAGCAGGAGGCAGAAGCCCGCCTCCGTGCCGCCGAACGTGCCGAGGCTCAAAAGGCTGAACGAGAGGCAAACGAAGAGGCGGAGCGCCGGGAGCGTGAGGCATCGGAGGGAATTCCTGAGATGCATCTGGACACGCCGGAGAATGCGAGGAAGCGAGGTGCGCGGCGATATCAGGGAGAGATATACAAGCGCCAGGAGCCTGCTGTTATCAATGGTAAAGCTCAAATGCCCGGCGTAATCGTCGGAAGAAAAGTAAAAGTAAAATTCGCTAATGGCATAGTCATAGAAGGTCATTACGTTGTAAGTGAAGTAGAATCGGTTCAGCCATCTCACATAGATGGGAAGATTAATCCTAAGTTCTTCTTGAACGAAGGTCAACCAAAGGACAGAACAGACGCCGCATCTGTTGAAGCAAGAGAAAAAATTGCCACCAATATTGATGTTGACGAGATAACAGGTGGTGTCAATACGGAGCTTGAAATAGCATATATTCATGCACCAGTAACTGAGCAACGACGCGAGATTATTCAAGGGAATAATCGCTGGGATGCACTTTTATATCTATGGTCGCATGAATTACCAAAACAGCAGTCATTATATCGGGACAGACTTATTAGTTTAGCTCCAGACCGTCAATATGATGTTAATAAGCTATCAGCGCTAAAGCACCCTGCAGAACACATTGTTTTGGAAGTATCTGACGAAGAAGCTATTCACCTTGGGCAGATGACAATGCAGGATATAGAGAGTGGCGGCATAGAGCGTATCAAGGCGAAGAATGCGGCACAGAAGATGGGCGACAGTATGCAGACGTTTGCCAATTTGCTTCTGAATACGAAAGATGAAGATGCGACGTTCGGGCAGCTTGTGGACCTTAACGGGGCTGAGACTCTTAGATGGATGAACCGAAAGGGCATAATCAGCAATACGCAGTATCAGTCGGCTTTTGACAGCAAGGGAGCGTTGACACCGGAGGCGAAGAATGATTTGCAGAAGGTGCTTTATCAGAGCATTTTCAAAGGGGGGTCTCAGCAGCTGGAGGAGATGTTCAGCAGGTTGCCGGCAAAGGCGCAGAGGGCGATACTGTCGACAGCTTTCAGGGATATGTCGTCGCCGGAAGCCGGTAAGATGCTGCCTGAGATACAGAGTTCTGTAATAGCCTTTGCAGAGCTGATGGGGTACAAGACCTTTGCGGAGGCCAAGAATCTGAAAGCGGCACTGGCAGCTGTAGAGGACTTTAAACGTCAGTATGCTCTTGATGACAGGTTTGAGCAGTATATGCCTGCGGATAATTTTAGTAACTTTGCATTGCATCTGGCGGCCTTTTATAAGGCCGGGGATGTGGCGCAGAGGACGTTGGCGACATACTTCAACAATATGTTTGACCTTGCGCAGGGGCGCAAAGAGGCTACATTGTATGAGCCGGCCGACACCACGCCACACCCGCTTGCGGATGTAATAAAACAAGTTTTCGGTATAGATTACGAACCGGCAAAAAATGGAAAGAAATATGGAAAGGATGGAAGTATTGTTTTGGCTGTCGGTGATAAAGACGGCCAGGGAGGGGAACGAGGAAGCGCAACACCACCTGCAGGTGGAGAACGAGCTGCGGGCGGAGCAGGGACTCCCGAGCGTGGAGGAGGAACTGCGGATGATAGCAGAGGAGGCATCAATTCCACCTCTCCCGGACGACTGGGAGGAGAAACATCCTCTAATATATCGCAGACCGAGACCGCAAGATTAGATTACGGCCTGTCTGATGAGGTCGATAATAATGGACGACAGTTTGTACTGAATTCCAAAGGAGGTATCGAGTTCGGACGAATTGAAGAAAACACAGGTCTGCTTTCCGGGCCAATACTCCTTAGCGAAGGTGTAATAACGAATCATAAAACAAATGATGGTTATGGATTACTCCATATAGAAGCTCGGCATGGTGATGAAATCCGCGCGGCCGGGTATTCTTCTGTGCTTGAGTTTATAGAAGATGTAGCCCAGCATTGGGAAATCATTCAAGAAGTTAAAGACCGTAATGGCAATCAAACATATAGACTGATTGCCAAAGGGAAGCACAATAAAACTTTAATGGTTGAACTGTCTGAAGACGGTTCGTATTGGAATATAAATACCGCAGGAGTTTTTAAGACCTCCTACGGTAAAAATGCCAAAGAGATTTACCATCGCCATACTACGACGGGACAATCTGCCGAAATTGTCGAGGATTCGCAAGGTTCAGAACAAAGCGGCACAACAGAACCTTCCCGCATGAACTCCTCTAAATCTTCTGGTGGCAAAGGTAATACTTTGTCGGATGAAAAACAAGGGGATGGCGAAAAAAGTACTGTTCAGGGCGAAAAGGGGGATGTAACGGATGTAACGGATGTGAAGGCGGAAGCTGATGCGGCTGATAAGGGCTACAGCATAGAGGCGCGGAAAGATACGCGGGACAACAGCGATATTTATGCGGTGAAGTTTGTCGAGCGTGTGAGCCGTGAGGAGTTCAAGGGTCAGAAGGCGATTGCAAAGAAGCATGGCGGCTACTGGTCGAACTTTGGCAAGAAGGGCTTTTTGTTTAAGACGGAGGCCGAGGCGAAGGCTTTTGCGGAAGAGGTATCAGGCAAGAGCGAGGATGCCGTTGCTGATGAGGCACCGCTGTCGATGGCTGACATGGAGCAACCGGCAAAGGAGGATAGTAAGGAGAGTAAGGACAAAAAGGAAGAGGGATCTGTAAAGAAGGTTGATGTCAATGGCGTTTTTGATGCTCTAAAAACTAAAGGGGAGACTAAACTTAGCGACCATGCGGCACCTGTAGAGGTGGAGAAGCCGGCAGCTGCTGCTCCTGCTACTCCTACTCCTGCTGAGACTCCGAAGCATAAGAAGAGCCGATGGATAAGCGACGAGGACAGAGAGGAGTTTGACCGGCTGCATGACGAGCTGCGGCGGCATTTCGGCAAAGATGATATTGCGGAGGAGCCGGAAGGTGGCTATGGCAAGCCTCAGCCTCGACAGATGGACGCGGAAGTGCTGCGTATGGGTACGCGGATGACGTATCTGATGATGAAAGGGGGTCTGCGTTCTTTCGCCGACTACTGCGAGGCAATGAAGGAGGAGCTTCCGGAAGTGTTTGACGAGATGCGTCCGCACCTGAAATCGCTGTATGCGGCGGCGCAGAACATGGAGGAGGTTATAGAGCTGGGCTGGGATGATGAGATGGATGACCGGAAGACGGTAAAGGCTTTCGACGTCTATAACTTTGACAAGCCCGGGGCAAAGGATATTGTAGCTACGGCGCAGCATGTGGTAGACGAGCAGGCTTCGCAGGAACAGACGAGACAAATAGTTGAAACACTCAAAGATAAACGTAATGACAAACGAAGGAAAGAGGCAGACGCGACATCAGCAGATAGTGCGGCTGTTGCAAGCCAAGCAGAGGCTGTTGCAAGCCAAACAGAAGGTGAACTTGAAGCTGCAAGAACTGAGCAGGGAGCGGCAGGACTCTCTGATAGACTTGACAAAGAAATAGAGAAGGTAAACGGGCAGTTGGCTCTGCTGGGTTATTATGAGGCGGACACGAGCGACCCGAGCAAGTTTCATGAGAGTTACGGCTACATGCTCACCGCTGAGAAGAAAGCGTTGACAGATGCCACGCGCCTTACGCAGCAACTTGCTAAAGACCTTGGTATTGACCCGGGCAAGATAAAGAGCCTGCCCACACGAGGGAAGGCCAAAAAGGATACGTTTTATGCTGTGCGCAGCAACCTGGCCCCGGCTTGCGGGGATATCTCAATACGCTTGCCACTGGGTGAGGACGCCGAACTCTACATGGACATCAGCGTTGAACCTGCAGCCGAGCGGGGCGGCAATAGCCGTATTCCGAGCTATGGCTATGCGGATAATCTTGAGGTGAGGGGCGGCTACTTCCGCGTTGAGAATCCGAAGGCGACGGGAGACAAGCGCTATGTAACAGGCAACAGACATTTCACAGCGGAGGTTACTTATGATGACCTGCTGGCTGATATACGCCGCGACACGCGCCACCTGCTGCCGGAGGAGCGCATAGAGCCGGGGAAAGGCCTGACAGCGCAGCCCGGGGAGGATTATGTTGCCATGGCGGAGCGGGTTGCAAAGGATAACGAGACGAAGCAGCCGCAGGTAGCGCCGGAGCAGACCATGGGAGATTTGTTTGCGGGGCTGACGGATGATTCCGGTGTCAAAAAAGGACAAAAAGAATCGACATCTCCAACAACAGAAAGAAAGCCGATAAATGCAATTCCTCAGCAATTGCATGCTGATGTTGAGCAGGTAATCAGCAGAGCTGATTTTGAGCGTTTAACACCGGAGCAACGCAACGAGATAGACCAATATTACGAACGGGGTTATCATCTGCCGGTATCATTGATAAGCGGGGAGGAAGATATACGCAAGTTGGCCGCAGACGATGAAATGGCCGACTGGATGCGACAGGAAGCCCAAACCGGCGATACGGTTGCTGTATATTTGAAAGAGCTAAAAAGAATTGCTATCTTTGCAACAGATGGTCCAATTCTCCGCACCATTACACACGAGGCTCTTCACGGTGCAATAGATGAATATGGGTTGGCACAAGGAGAACAGTTGTGCAAGATGCGGAGAGATGTGTTGGCCAAGGCAAAAAAAGGAGGAATAATAGCCGCACTTGAAGAAGCCGTTTCGGAATCATACGACACAGATTCTCAAGATGAAGAATTTTGTGTTTATCTTATAGAGAACATGGGGTTAAAGCCAAGTAGATATGCCCGTTTCTTCTCCAAACTGGATGAGCCGACACAGATTTTAACAAACTCATTAATCTACAAAGTATATGGACAAAAAGAAGGCACAAGAATCTCAGAAGCGTTACAACATACACGTCCTGCGCCGAGAGCCGTACGAAAAGATACAGAATCTGCTCAAGGAAACAGAGAACGAGGAAATAGAATAATCACATCTGAAAAAGAGGAGAACAAAGATGAAGAGAGAACTGAGGTACAATCTGGCGCCGAAGGTGCCGGGCGAGGGGGACAGCAACCGCGACCTAATGAACCGTTGGGAGAGGGCGCAAAACATGAAGATGAGCGAACTGACGGAGGAGGAATGGCTGGACGTGGTGGAGAGCATACTGTGTCTGACACCGTGGGAGGCACGGGAGTATCTGGAGTATCTGCGGGCGAGCGGGGCATAACCGCGAACGACATTGACAACGCGTCTGTGCCGGATGCGGTAAAGGAGCGTGCAAAGCGGGCTCTGACGGGGAGTGGTAGCATGACGGAAAACTTTGCCCTTGGCGAGGTTAGAAAGGCATTAGGAGAATCTGCCGAACCCAAACGCAACAGCCGGAACAATCATTTGGAGCGGGGCGAGGAGGTTGCGCCGAAGGGAGAGAAGGCGCGCATAGAGGCTAACCTGGCGGCAATAGAGCTTGCGAAGGAGCTTCTGTCGACGGGTCGGGAAGCCACGTCGAAGGAGATGAAGGTGCTACGCCGATACAGCGGCTGGGGCGGTCTTGGCTCGGTATTTAAGGAGGGCGATTCATGGGCACGGAATCCGTTGAACCAGCGGCTTCGGGAGTTGCTGACGCCAGAGGAATATGATGCGGCGGTAATGAGTCGCAACAGTGCCTATTTTACACCGGCGGAAGTGATAGATGCTATGTGGGATATAGCAAAGGGTCTTGGTTTTAAGGGTGGCAAAGTGCTTGAGGGCTCTGCCGGTATTGGCAAGATACTTGGGCAGATGCCGTTGGAGCTGAGCGGCCGGAGCGACCTGCATGCGGTGGAGATAGATGACATTACGGGCGGCATACTGAAGTTGCTGTATCCGGATGCGCAGGTGGATGTACAGGGCTTTGAGAAGACGAGGATAGCGAACGGTAGTGTTGACCTCGCCATTACCAACGTGCCTTTCGTTACAGGCTTGCACGTAATGGACGAGAGCGGTGACAGCGACCTCAGTAAGAAGTTCCGCAACATCCACGACTTCTGTATTGCCAAGAATGTCCGCAAACTTCGTGAGGGCGGCATCGGCATCTTCATCACATCAAGCGGCACACTTGACAAGTCGCAGAAACTCCGCGATTGGCTCATCGGCAGCAAGGAGGGCAATGCAGACGTTGTCGGCGTGTTCCGTATGCACAATCAGACATTCGGCGACACAGCCGCAACTTCTGACATCATCGTTGTCCGCAAGCGCGTGAACGGTCGCCGCAGTGCCCATGCCATTGACGTGAGCACCGTAATGCCCGCCAAGGTCGTAACATACACAGACGACTACGGCAAATCCAAAGACCTGCCCCTGCTGATTAACCGCTATTTCATTGAGCACCCGGAACACATGGGCGGCGAGATGTTTTTCGGTTTTGAGCAGGGAGACAGCTACAGACCTACCTCTATGGGTCTGTTTCCCACTCGTACTGCCGACCAGGCAGGACGTATGGCCGCATGGGTCAAAAGTCTTGCCGAAAAAGATTGGTCGGGTGAGCAGGGCGTTGAAGCGACTAAAGATGAGACCATGCGCGTCAATGAAGCCCTCGGCGAGGGTGTTAAGGAAGGCAGTATGGTACTTGACAGCAACGGAGAACTCTGCGTTGCCCGCATGGGTCGCGCCGTTCCTCTCGGCATCAACTCCAACAAAGTCAAAGGACATACAAAGACAGAGGTCTTCAATGACTACAACGAGGTTAAGAGCGCGCTTGCAAACGTTCTGAAGTATCAGACCGAGCACGATGACGATGCAGGACTCCAGCCATTGCTTGACCGTCTCAATGCGGCATACGACAAGTTTGTGCAGCGTTACGGCAACTTCAACCGCAACAAGGACATTGCATGGCTGCGCAACAATGACATAGACTATCCGAGCATCGCCGCACTTGAAACCGTCAAGGAGAAAGGTTTGCAGGACGGCACAAAGGAAATTACATACGGCAAGACTGATATTTTCAGCCGCCGTGTGGTTGACAAGGAGAGCGAACCTGCGCCCAAGAATGTCAAGGACGGTATTATTGCCAGCATCTACAAGTTTGGCCGCATTGATACCGAATATCTTGCAGAGCAGCTGGGCAAATCGCCCGAAGCTATCAAAGGTGAGATTGTAGGCTGCGGTCTGGGCTTTGAAGACCCGATGACCGGGCAGATGGAGGTGTCGTATGAATACCTCAGCGGCAATGTGCGCGAAAAACTGCGTCAGGCGAAGGAAGCCAACGAGAGCGCGGGCGGCGCATACACTCCGAACATCAAGGCTCTGGAGGCTGTAATCCCAATGAACATCCCCGCCCACCTCATTGAATTTACCCTCGGCTCGTCATGGATTGACCCCAAACTCTATGAACGCTACATAAAGGAGCGCACCGACCTTGAGGTCAAGCTGACGAATGTCGGCGGCACATGGCACATGGTTGAGCCGTATTACACAAAGAATGAGAAGAACACTGCCATGGGTGTGCGCAGTGAGAAGCTTAACGTTCTTATTTCTGGTCATGAACTCATAGCAGCAGCAATCACCAACAAGACCATAACCGTCAGCAAGACAACAAAGGTCGGCGGCGAGAGCGTAACCGAGACTGACCCGATGGCCACCGCCGCTTGCGCCGCAAAGGTTGACGAGATTAGGCAGGACTTCAAGGATTGGGCGCGAGTGCAGATGCAGTCAGACCCCGATATGTCAACGCACATGGAGGAGGTCTATAACGAGCAGTTCAACAACTCCGTGCCCAAGACCATTCCCGATGACTTCGTCCCCTCGCACTTCGGCGGCGCGGCAACCGTTGTAAACGGCAATCCGTTCCAGCTGCGTCCCCACCAAGCCAAGGCCGTCATCCGTGCGACCACGCAGCCCGTTCTGTTGGCTCACGAGGTCGGAACAGGTAAGACCTACACCCTTATTACAACGGCAATGGAGATGCGCCGCCTCGGCACTGCCCGCAAACCTATGATTGTGGTACAGAACGCCACGGTCGGTCAGTTTGTAGCCAGCGCAAAGGCACTTTATCCCAACGCCAAGATACTGACGCTTGAAGACGCCGACCGCAACGAGGAAGGCCGCATGGCATTCTACGCCAAAATCAAGTACAACGATTGGGATATGATTGTCGTGCCTCAGTCGGTATTTGAGCGCATCCCCGACAGTGTTGAACGTCAGACCAAGTTCATTGAAGACAAGATTGCCGAGAAGGAACTTGTGCTGGAGCAGATGGAAGCCGCCGACCCCAACAACGACAGAAACCCCATTGTCAATGCCGCCAAGCGCGAGATTGAGAAAGCCCGCGCAGAGATTGCACAACTCCACGAAACAGGTTCTATTGCGCCAACCACCAAGAAGAAAGAGAAAGATGCAAAGAAAGCCGCCGTGCGTAGGCAGAACTCCGAGGTAAAGGCGCGTGAAATGCTTGACCGCAAGACCGATGCCATTGAAGATTTTGACAGCATGGGCATTGATGCTGTGCTTGTGGACGAGGCTCACGAATACAAACACCTCGGCTTTGCCACCGCCATGCAGCGCGGCGTGAAAGGCGTTGACCCATCTTTCAGCAAAAAGTCGCAGGGCGTATTCCTCAAAGTGCAGTCTGTTCTGGAGAAGACAGGCGGCAAGAACGTGGTCTTTGCCACGGGCACACCTATCTCCAACACCGCAGCCGAGATATGGACGTTCATGCGCTATCTGATGCCAGCTGACGAGATGAAAGCTTACGGCATCTACTACTTTGACGACTTCGTGCGCAACTTCGGCAACATTCAGCAGATGCTTGAGTTCACCACCAGCGGCAAATACAAAGAGAACAACCGCTTTGCAGGTTACGTCAACCTGCCCGAACTCGTGCGCATTTGGGCGAGTGTCGCCGACACCGTGCTCACACGCGAGGCCGGAGGCGTAAGCGACAAAATCCCGCAGCTGGAGGGCGGCAAGGCGCAGGACATCTACCTGCCGCAGACCCGCGCCCTCCGCAGCATCATGAAATATGTCAAGGAGCAACTTGACAAATACGACAAGATGAGCGGCAAGGAGAAGAAAGCCAACAGCCACATTCCCCTTGTGATGTACGGCATTGCCAAAGCAGCCGCCGTAGATGCCCGCCTCGTTCAGTCAGATGCCGAGGACGACCCCAACAGCAAGACCAATGAGGCCGTGCGTCAGACCCTCCGAACCCTTGAAGAAACCAAAGACTACAAGGGAACCGTGGTCATCTTCGCCGACAATTACCAGAATAAGGCATCCGGCTTCAATCTTTATGAGGACATCCGCAAGAAGCTGATTGCCGCAGGTGTGCCGGAGGAACAGGTTGTAGTAATGAAATCGGGCATGACCGTGAAGAAGAAACTTGACATCTTCGACAAAGTCAACTCCGGCGAGGTTCGCGTCATCATGGGCAGTACGTTCACACTCGGTACAGGCGTGAACATACAGGAGCGTCTTCACACTCTTATCCACCTTGACGCGCCCAACCGTCCTATGGACTACACGCAGCGCAATGGCCGTCTTCTGCGTCAGGGCAACATGCACAATGATTGGGGTCTGCCCGTCCGCATCCTGCGCTTCGGCGTTGAGGACTCGCTTGACGTAACCGCATATCAGCGTCTGAAAACCAAGGGAGCGATTGCCGACTCTATCATGAACGGCAAGCAACTCATGGAAAACTCCATGGAGAGCCGCTCTATGGAAGAAGACCAAGACCTCTTTGGCGACATCACCGCCCAGCTTTCCGGCTCTGAGTATGCCATGCTCAAGAACCAAATTGAGAAAGAGGTGCGCAAGCTGACTGCCAAACTCAAGAACTACGAGGCAGACCAGACCTATATCCACAATCGTACGCGCCAATTAGTTGGTCAGAACAAAGCGACAGAGGAACGCATAGCGGAAAATCAAAAATACCTTGCAAAAGTAGAGGCCGCGGTTGTCGATGGTATAATCGTAGGCAAAAAGCATTTTGCCTCTATTGACGAAATGGAAGACTTTTTCAAGGAACAGAACAAGAAGAAGGCTGAAATAGAGGCTCAAGTGCGAGATAGCTATAGCACTCGTCCTGCTACGATGGATATAACTATCACCGTTGGTGGCATTGACTTCAATGTGCACACCGAAATATCAAGAGAGGTAGTACAGAACGGTGTAGGCACAGACCTTTTCTCGTCAGCAGCCAGTAACATGACCCTTTTATGCCCCGAACTCGGTATAAAATATAGCGTATGGGGCAATCGCATAAAGAATGCAGTTACGGACATAGTGGATAATATCATCAGCGGCAAAGACTTCCGTGAGCGATTAGAAGCTGCGCAGCAGTCAATAGAACGCAACAATGCCGAACTGAAATCCATGGAAGCCCGAGACGGCGTACCTTTCCAGCACACCGAAGAACTTGCCACAGCCCAGCAGAAACTCGCGGAATACGAGGAACTGATGAAGAAGGAGATGGAAGAAAAGGAGGCCAAATATGCCGACATGGATAAGGAAGTTGAAGCCGCTGCCAATATCGAATATACAGAGGAAGACTCCGAGACTGAAGAAGCCGGAGAGCCTACCCCTGCGTATAATCCAGAAAAAAGCAGTAAATTTGCGAATAGTTATGAAACACAAGATGGCAAAACAGTCCGCTACAACTCGGCCAACCCCGAAGCCTACGCCGTATCCGAACCCGAAGACGGAGCAGCTGATAGCGGGGCCGGACGAGCAGGAGTACAACGGAAGAAAGATACCCCCATTACAACCTCCAACATTGGTGGACTAAATGCCGCCGAGGGAGAGTTCAGTCTTGTTGAGCGTCAGTTCACAGAGAACAAGTCGTTCAGTTTCACCTCCGGCGCACGGATAAAGAGTGCAGACGATGTTGCTTTCATCTTCTCCGCTCTTGAAGATGCAGCCAAGGAGCACTCATTTGTGGTATATGTGAAGAACGGCAAGCCCACCGTCATAGAACTCGGCATGGGCACGTTCAGTGCCACCATGGTAGATGTGCCGACCGCCTCTCTTGCTTATAGCCGCATTAAGCCCGACCAAGTCTATTTCGTACACAACCACCCGAGCGGCCAACTCAAATGCTCAACGCAGGATATGCAGGTGCTCAGAGCGGTTGAGTCAATGTGCGATGTTCCTGTATTGGGCGTTATCATCAACCTCAAGACAGGCAGATATGGCACGTTCGACACAAGCAACAATACGGATGTAGGTGTTAAGCGTACCCCCGCCAAGGAGCATCGGCTGAAAGTATATACCCTTGACAAGCAGATATTCGCTCCCGATTACGACCCGATGTCGCAGCCGCTTGTTAAAGGTTCATACGATGTAGCATCGTTCCTCAACTCACAGCGCATGGGCGACCGTGCCAAGGTGTCATTCCTTATCCTTACTCGCGCCAACCGCATTGTAGGCAATATCCACACGCCGTTCACCGAGATAAGCAGTAATCCGCGTGAGGTTGCCCGCTACATCTCCGAGCGTGTCATACAACTGGGCGGCGAAAGTGCAATACTGTATGGTGATTTTGAAATGACCGCAGGAGCAAGCACCGCATGGCAGAGAGTCAAAACCGAAATGGATAATGTCGGCAAGACCCGGCTGCTGGATGTGGTGAGTGTGATGGGCAACCATACAAGGAGTGCCAACGATGAGGGTTTGCTTCGTGAGCCGGGCAGCGACTACGGTGCACCCGACCTGCGTTTCCGCGAAGTGGAAGACGAGGGTGTGCTTTCGGAGTTCGCCGAGGGTAAGACCGTGAAAGTTTACCGCACCATGCAGCTGATTGACGGCAAACTCTATTCGCCCATGGCTGCCAAGGTCAACGGCGTGGAAACCCCGGAAATCAAACTCGGTGTGCCCGAACAGAGCGAGGAACACCCCGAAATCGTCAAGAAGACTCGCATTGGCGATGATGGCGTTGAGGTGGGATACATCACGCTCAACAAAGGTCTCGGCAAAGGCACTCTCTCCGACATTTCCTACAACCCCTACATCCACACATCGCGCGGTGTTATCAACGACCAATTCTCGTCTGCATACATTCGCCCGAACCTCGTAACGGTAGAGGTGGAAATACCCGAGAGCGAATTGTCAAATCCTTACCGCGCACAGTACGCTAAAAACTCTGTTGGTGAAATGTCGTGGCACAGCGGTACTGTCAGCGGTCAGCTGGCCGCAGTCGGCAGACCGCGCCGTGTCATCCTCTCTCGTTACGACAAGCCTGTGCGCATCCTCACCAACCGCGAAGTCGCTCAGAAAATTGCGGAACAGCTCGCTGGAACAGACGTTGCAATTCCGTACAACGTGGTTACTCCGCAGGTTCGCGCCGAGTTGGAGCGTCTGGGTGTGGAAATCAGCGAAGAAGCCACAGGCACTGTCGGTGATAAGACTGACTTTGGCAAAGCCGAATACATTACCGACCGCGAGATTGAGCGCATCAATGCCCGCGAGGCAGAGAAGCGTCAGACATCGCCGGAGGCCAAGCAGGAATATGCGGAAAGGCTGTCAAAGAAATTCAACACCCCAATTCGCATCGTTACCGATGTGAATGAGTTGACTCATGAGAACCCCGAAATACAAGCAGCCATGCGCCGCCATAAGGGTTTCTATGACGTTAGGACGGGTGAAGTCGTTGTTGTCGTTCCCAACAATGCCGATGTTGAAGACGTTGCAGAGAGTGTCTTCCATGAGGTTGTAGCCCACAAGGGACTGCGTGAGATAATTGGCGAAGACAACTATGATGCCTTCTGCGATGAAATCTACGACCACCTTGAGGACGAACTGAAACAGAAGATTGACGAGGAAACCACCCGCCGCTTCATGAACGACCCTGCCAAGGGACACGACTATCACCGCCGCGTAGCCGTGGATGAAATGTTCGGACGTATGAGTGAAAAAGGTTTTGAGGACTTTACCAAGGCCGAGCGCGGTCTTTGGAAGAAACTCAAGAAGAAAGTGCTCGAAGCCATCAACAAATTCCTCGGCTCTCTGAAACTCCCGAAGTGGGTAAAACTCGGCGACAATGAGTTGCGCTACATACTGTGGCGCAGCCATGAACGTCTGCGCTCCAAAGGAGACTACGTTGACATGGCGCGTGATGCCGTGAAGCGTGAGGAATTGGGCTTGAATGATAAGACCAAACCCGAACCGACCGAAAGCGAGAAACGCGCCCGCGCAATGAGCCGCAGTAAGCGGGAGTTCGAGGCTACCCGCGACCGCGCTATCCGCGAGAAAGGTCTTGTCGCTCTGGGTCTCAATGATGGCGAGGTAAGGATTGTGCGCGTAGGTCAGCATCCGTTCAGCGGTGCAAATCCTATCAAGCAAGCTGAAGCGTGGGCAAAAGCTCACCTCGTTGGACTCCACACTGCTACCGATAGCCGCGGAAATGAATTTGAGTATAGCATATCAAAAAACAAGATAGAAAAACAATTGTCTGTTTCTGCAGTAGGCCGAAGTGAAAACCTCGGCGTGTATCTTGCCGCACTCATCAAACTCCCCGAAATCATCAGCGAGAGCATTGAAGCCGAAATACACCCCGACTACAAGAAGGGTGCTGACGGCCGGCGCAAGCCCGAGAACGGAGTAAACAACGCCGCTTTAATCCACCGCTTCTATGGCGCGGCAGAGATTGACGGCAAGATATATCGGGTGAAGACTACAATGGAAGAATTTGTTGATGACAATCGCCCAAACACTCCGCATAGCTTTGAGGTAACAAAAATAGAGTTGCTGGAAGCGCCCTCGGCAAGTACCGATAACGGTAGCGGCCAACCTTTGGCAATGACTTCCAACAACTCCAATGGAGTTCAAGAGAACGCATCCTCAATTCGGAATGGTGCTCTTGGGACTACAAAGTTACTTGAAAATGTTGAGAAATCCTATGATGCGGGCAAAAAACTTTTGGATGAGAGCGGTTTAGCCGAAGAACCGACCTATGAGTATCGTTTCCGAGACGGCGAGACAGGCGACATCTGGAACGACCAGAGCATCGGTTTTGAGGAGCGTATTACAAACGCAGCCATCCGCTTGAGCAACAATCAGAGTGGCGACCTCACTCTGCGTAACGATGCCATGCGGGCGATTGGCGGTAACCTCACCTCCCTGCGCCGCGCAATGGCAGCGCAGAAGCGTTACGACCAGGCGACCGTTAAGCGCGTTGCCGACCTCGCCCGCATCCTCATGCAGAACGGTTATCTCTCTGACATGACCTCCGGCGAAATGCAACGTCTCATCTCGGCAGTCAAGAACGCCGTAGGCCATACCGCCGTCAAGGAGAGTGTGCAGAAGATTATGGACATCATGGTCAACAATCAGTTGCGCAACGGCGAGGCAACCCTGCGCAAACTGCTCACCATCCGAGGTAGTAAGGTTGATGCCCGCGGCGTTGAGGTGCAGGGTGCACTTGACGTGGACGGCCAGCGCACATTGGAAGTCGTTAAGAAAGCCATGGGGCTGACCGAAGACGACATCGCCAATAGGATTGCCGAAGCACTGAACCGCATGAGCGACCCCGACCAGACCATTGCCGACCAAGCCGCACTTGAATACGCCGGGCTTAATATGGCTCTTGACTATGTGCAGAATATTACTGCAAGCAAAGCGGATGAGAAGGCACTGCGTGACAGCCTCAAGACCGCAAAGGAGGACAGGGATGCAGGACGCATGACCGATGATGCCTACAAGCAGTTTGTCGAGGCCACAGAGGACGCTATCCGCAAGAATAAGGTAGAACGGGCAGAGGCTTACATCAATCTTGTAGGCCGTCTGTCTGACTCCCTGCGTGAGAGCATCGAGAACGCCAAGGCATTCCGCGAGGCAGAGAAAGCGAGAGTCAGCGAGATACACCACAACGCCAACTCCGATATGGAGGGCCGACCGACCAACGAACACCATAAGGACAATTGGAAAGACAAGTTTGTCAATAATGGCTTCGTTCAGTTCCTGTTCGCTCCCCTCGGCACATTTGACCAGATACTCCGTGTATTCGGCAACAAGAGTGCCAACGGCGAGGGCTACCTGTGGAACCGCTTCATGCGCGGTTGGGTAGATTGCCGCAACAAGGAATTACTCGGTGTCAAAGAGAAATTCGCACGTCTGGACGAGAAAGCCGCTGAATTGTTCGGCAAGGGCAAGACATGGGGCAACCTTATCAGAATGGAGGCGAAGATGCCGAAGGCTACCGTTTCATTCTGGGACGGTGGAGAAATGCGCGACCATGAATTGACACAGGGCAACCTGCTCTACATCTACATGGTTGACAAAATGACTGACGGACGCATGAAGCTGCGCCGCATGGGTATCACCGAGGACGATATTACCAGAATTGAAAACTTCCTCGACCCGCGTTTCAAGGCTCTCGGCGATTGGCTGCAAGATGAGTTCCTTGTTGACACTCGCAATGAGTACAACGAAACCCATAAGCGTATGTTCGGCGCATCCATGGCCGCGATTGAGAACTACTTCCCGTTGAAGATTTTGGCAAATGCCAGAGTTGACAAGGAAGAAGATGTCAATCAGCAGAACCGCCCGGACGGCATCACCACCAAGACCGGCAGCATCATCAAACGCCGTGTGAACAATCTCGCCCTCGATATTACAGGAGCAGACGCACTGAGCGTGATACTCGACCACATTACACAGATGGAGCATTGGAGCGCATACGCCGAATGGAACAGGGACCTCAACACCCTGCGCACATACAAACGTTTCCGCAACCAAGTTATCAACATGACAACAGTCTATGGTGGAGGCCGTAAGTTGTGGGAGAATTTCAACGACCTGTGCCTTATGGCCGCAGGTGAATACCGTCCTCCTGTATCGAAGCTCAACAAGAGCGCGGTCAACCTCGCAAAAGGTGTAACCGCCGCAAAGGTCAGCTTCCGAATGTACACGGCATTGAAGCAGTTGCTTTCCGCTCCTGCCTATGCCCCGGAGGTAAATATGCGCAGCATACTGAAAAGCATCGCTAATCCATATGGTGATTTCAAGTGGTGTCTGGAGAATATGCCGATATTCCGTGAGCGTTGGCACTCGCGCATCAGTGGCGACCCGCGACTTCTCAAATCAGATATGGATTGGAAGATGTGGCGCAGCCGTATCATGGAAATATCCTCTCGCATAGGTATGACCCCTAACGCATTTGTGGATGCCGTAACGGTCAGCATCGGTGCAAGAGCCATGTATGAAACCCGACTGAAGCAATATCTCAAGGAGGGTTATCCGACTGACGCAGCCGAGAAACGAGCCTTGCAGGATGCTACAATTCTGTTCAATCAGACGCAGCAGTCCTCAGAGTCGCCGTTCCTGTCAACCATGCAGGTTGATAAGGATTGGTTAAGCACCCTGTTTACCGTATTCCGCAACTCTGCCATGTCGTACACCCGACAGGAGTTTGACGCTATGCGTAATCTCAAACGCAACCTTACGCCCGGTCAACAGGCCAAGAGCATTGAGTTTATGACAAAGCAGATACTCCGCGATTGGGACGTTGACCCCGACACCGCCACCGATGCCGAGCGCGACCAAGCACAGGGCGCAGCCAAGAAACGTTTCCGCAGACAAATCAAGAAAGACGTTCTGCGTCTGGCAACCTTCGGCTTCATTCTTGAATTGGTGTGGAACCTCGGCCCCTATCTCCCTTATATGTTCTTCGGCAATGACGAGGACGAGAAAGATAAGATGTGGGACGATGCCTTCACACACGCCTATTTCGGAAGTGTCGAGGGTCTGACCGGCGGTGACGTGATGAGCAGCTTCGGCAATATGTGGGCAAGCGGTGAATGGAATTGGAACCAACTCAGCAAGGATATGCCGTTGGCAAGCGACATCAACACTATTGGCTCCAAATTCGTAGGAGGCAAGAACGCAGAGGCCATTAACGACATTCTGAACCTGTTGGTGCAGATGGGTGTCGGCATGAACCCGCAGAGCCTCACCGATACCGCAATCGCCATTACCGATGCTTGCGGTTACGACCCGGCATTGAGCCATGAGGCCGCAATCTTCGCAATGCGAGTATTGCAGGTTCCCCAGAGTCAGCTTGACAAGATATATTTTGACGAGATAGGGCTGAGTGGCCGGGAAGCGCGGGGTCTTTCGCCGAAGGAGATAGCGGAGCGATATGCGCGATATAAGGTGATGCGGGGCACTCCCCTATTGCCGTGGACGTGGGATGACGAGGCGCGCCTGGGCAAGTATGAGAAGCGTGCGCGCGAGGAGATTAAGGCTCGTTTTGAGGCGAGTGAGGATGGCGAGGTACTGGAGAAGTATAAGGCTATGGAGGCGCGAAATGCGGCTTACAACAAGGAGGTGAGCCGGGCGAGAGAGGCTATGGAAGAGGATTATGTGAAGGGAGCGGCGGCGTATTCGCGGCTGGAGCGAGGCGCGGAGGCTCGATTTCATGAGGACTTTACGGATTTGAACGGTATGCTTGGGGAGATGTCGGCGGCGCTGTTGCAGGCGGAGAGCGCGGAGGAGGCTGCGTTGCTGCGCGAGTATATAGGGCGCTACCGGGCTTCGATGATAGGTATTCTGGAGACGTATAATGATGAAGAGAGGAGGCGCCGGCTGCAGGAGATGGGTAAGCTGCGACAGGAGTTTGTGAAGAGGTATAAAGAGGTAAGGCCGGAGAGCGGGCGGTTTATGGGGGAATGATTGGCGAGGAGGGCGCTGAAGCGCTGAGCCGGGACAAATTTTTTTTTTGAGGGTGGGAGGGGGGGAGGAATGGGAATTTTGGGAAGGATGGGAGGGATGGAAAAGGAGGGAATAAATAGATATGAGGGCGGGGTTGAGATAGGATTTAACTTTGCGGCAGCGGCAGAGGCGAGAAAGAGGAAGAGAGAAGACTTTGAAGCCTGAGCCGTGGAAGAGAACGCCTGAGCCCGAGAGAGAGCCGGAGTGTGAGAAGAGGGCAAGGGTGAGAAATTAAAAAAGGAACGGAATGAGCGTAAAGTTAAACAGGCTGAGCAAGGTTAGGCCGGCGAGAGTGGAGGAGATGGACAGCATAGCGCGAGCTCGGCGGCAGGGGGATGATATGCGGCGGGCGACGGATGTGTTGCTTCAGGCGCAGACGTTGTATGCGAACATGTACAGGTTCCGGCGTGAGAGGGAGCGGAACAAGCGTTATAACTACGGGGACCAATGGAGCGACATTGTATGTGTTAACGGCAAGAAAATGACTGAGGAGCAGTATATTATGAAGCAGGGTAATATACCGCTGAAGAATAATCTGATACGGAGGTTGGTTCGGAATGTGATAGGTGTATACCGGAGCCAGGCGACGGAGCCGACGTGTTATGCTCGGGACCGGGACGAGCAGAAGCTTGCGGAGACGATGTCGACGGTGTTGCAGTATAACATGCAGCTGAACCGGATGACGGAGCTGTATGCGCGGACGATGGAGGAGTTTTTGATTTCGGGTATGATAGTGCACCGGAAATGGTTTGGGCGGCTGAATGACAAGGAGGATTGCTGGACGGAGTATGTGCAGCCGAACAATTTCTTCATAGACAACAATATGCGGGATTTCAGGACGTGGGACTGCAGTTGTGTCGGGGAGATACATGATGTAAGTTTTGAGGATGTATGCCATGAGTTTGCGCGGTCGGCGCAGGATTATGCGAAGCTTGCGGAGATATACCGTGCGGCGCGTGAGAAGGTTATTCTGACTCAGGCGTGGGAGCAATTCGGTTATTCGGAGAGTCCGGAGATGGATTTTCTTGTGCCGAGGGACGAGAGCCGCTGCCGTGTGATAGAGGTATGGCGCAAGGAGAGCAAGCCTCGTTATTGGTGCCACGACTACAACAACGGGGATGTTTTCAAGATAGAGCTTGAGGACTATGAGGAGCTGGTTGCGGAAGAGAATGTGAAGCGTATAATGCAGGGTATGGCAGCAGGCATGCCTGAGGAGGAGGTGCCGCTGATACGCGCGGAGTGGTTTATGGACTCTTACTGGTATTATTACTATCTGACGCCGTTTGGGGATATACTGCGAGAGGGTGAGACGCCCTACGAGCACCGTGGGCATCCGTATGTGTTCAAGGCTTATCCGTTTATAGACGGGGAGATACACAGTTTTGTGAGTGATGTGATAGACCAGCAGCGCTATACGAATAGGCTGATTACGCTGTATGACTGGATAATGCGAGCCTCGGCGAAGGGCGTGTTGATGATACCGGATGATTGTATACCTGAGGGGATGACTCCGGAGGATTTTGCGGACCAGTGGAGCCGGCACGACGGGGTGATAGTCTACACACCGTCGAACAAGCACCGGGATATGCCACAGCAGGTACAGGCTAATTCGACAAATATAGGCATCAATGAGTTGCTGAATCTGCAGTTGAAATTTTTTGAGGATATATCGGGCGTTAACGGGGCTTTGCAGGGTAAGCCGGGGTATTCGGGGATGAGTGCGGCGCTGTATAATCAGCAGACACAGAATGCGACGACGTCGTTGCTTGATTTGCTGGATACGTTCAGTGAGTTTGTGCGTGATGCGGCGTATAAGGATGTGAAGAACATACAGCAGTTCTATGACAGGAAGCGCGTGTTCAATATATCGGGGCGCGCGGGGGCGCAGGTAGAATATGACCCGAACAAGATAAGGGATGTAGAGTTTGACCTGAGCATAGTTCCGAGTACGGCGACGCCGGCGTATAGGGCGATGGCGAACGACTTTTTGATGCAGCTGTGGCAGCAGCAGGCCATATCGTTGGAGCAGCTGTTGCAGGCGGGGAACTTTCCGTTTGCGGACGAGCTGTTGCAGAGCTTGCAGTCGCAGAAGGAGCAGCTGGAGGCGGGGCAGGTTCCGGAGGGTGTGTCGCCGCAGCTGATGGCGCAGGTGCAGCAGGGAGCGAATATGGAGACGGTGGACAAGCTGCATGGAGCCATGCAGGGGAAACGGCCGGCAGAGGAGGAGAGACCGCAGCAGGATTAGAAAGAAGCTGCCGAGACGACTTTTGGGGAGTATTTGAGATTGAGGCTGCCGCGGGTTACGACTTGCGGCAGCGGCATTTCGTAGAAGCAGATGTGAAGGCCGATGGCGCGTGTCATAAGGAGGTCGTCGTGCGTGCCTTGTTTGGCACCGAAGGCGCCGTTAGGTTTTTTTTCGTAGTTGAGGTATTCGTCGATGCAGCGTTTGTCGCGTTCGACATAAAGGCCTTCGCGGATTACTTTGACGAGAGTTGAGATAATCATGGGTTTGGTGGCGATGTTTGTGTGGAATCCGTAGCGGACGGGGAGGCCCTGGAGGATAGCATCCTGAGATTGTTTGCGGGCATAGAGGTTTGGGTAAATGTCTTTAATTTGATTGAGAATGGCAGAGGACTGGTCTCCGTCGACATCGCGTTCCTTGTCGTGTGTTTCGAGGGTATTGCTTTCTATGACGAGGAGGGAGTTATCGTAGAAAGCGGCAATCTGCGCGGCTTTCCAGGCGAGGAGGTCCATGTCTATATGTCCGTACCATTGAGCGACGACTGCGGGTTTGCCTCCGTCCATCATGAGGAGGCGGTCGAAGACGACAATGACGGACCAGTCGGCTTTATGGGAGCGGCCTCCGACGTCGACGACGGTTAGATAACGGTTAGTAACGACTTCCGTGTCGGCGGGGTTGCGGGGGTCGGGGAGGTTCCAGACGTTGAGGAGACCTTGGGCGTCGGACTTGAAACGGAGAGAGCGCAGAGCGTCCTTGCCGCTGTCGGCAAAGGCGTAAATATCGCCGACATAACGAGGGGGAATTTTGGTTGTGGGGCGGAGCGCCTCGACGCAATATTTGTCGAAGACGGCGGAGCCGGAGTTTACGAAGGCCTCGATATCGTCGGAAGGATATTCGGAGGCCATGGAGCCGTGGTCGTGGTATTTGGCCCGTTCTTCGACATACCAGTGAATGCCTTCGAGGGAAGCCCCTTTTTGCCAAAGCCACCAGAGGTATTTGCCGGGTTCTTCGCGGTCGGAGTTTGCGGAGGCGTTGAGGCGGTTGTTGAAGAGAGCGGCGGCGAAGGCTTGCTGTTCGGCTTGAGAGTTGAAAGGGAGGCGATAGAGTTCAATGTCGAACCAGGAGATGAAGAGAGGCATGAACTGAGATTTTATTTCGGGGTCTTTGGCTGCGAGGTATTCATTGTGGAAGAAGTTGCCGACGCCGTTAGCGGTGCTTTCGTAGACAATCATGGTGCCGGGGCGGTAAAGTACGCCGGAGCAGGCAGAGCGCACCATGTCTTCGGGTTTTTTGCCTTCTGTGGCTTTCCAGAGGCCGACCTCGGAGAGGTGGACGAGAGCATAGTCGCCGCCACGGCAAGAGTCGGGGGACTCGGAAGAGCCGATAGAGATAGTGGCGTTGCGCTGCGGCACGAGCTGAGTGAGCGAAGAGCCTTCGACGCCGACGAGCTTATCTTCTTTGAGGGAATAGACCTCGCCGACTTCGTGGAGCATGGAGATGGGATATTCCTTAATCATCTTCTTGAACATGGCTTTGATTTTGCGTGCGCCTTCGTTGTAGTTGGAGATGATGAGGGAGTTAAGGCCGGTGTGATGCATGAGCTGTAGCCAAGCCATGTAAATTTGAGAGGTTGTGGAGCCGCCCCACTGACGAGCTTTGAGGAGGATGATGCGAATGGGTTTATTGGCGAGGCGGCATTGTTCGAGTAATTGGACGAACAGGCGCTGTGGGTATGTGAGGCGGAAGAGGCAGTCGGGCTCGCCGACTTCTTTGTTTTTGATGTAGACGAAGGTGGCAGCCCAGAAGGGGAAGTCGTGGAGACAGCGGAGGCGTACGAAGCGGTTTATAACGGCCTGGCGGTTTTCGGGGGAGGGTTCGACGTGCATGCTGTTGACGAGGAATGCGTCGACGCCTTTGTGACGCAGGAGTTCTTTGACGAATGGGTTTGAGACCATGGATTGCGGAATCCATTGTTGCGGGACGGGGAAATCGGGGAGATTAACGAGGATGCGTTTGCCGACGGAGCCTTTGCCTGTTATGGGATTGAAGGGTGCGAACATGATGTTATTTCGACGGGTGTTTTCGGCGAGGATGGAGTTTATTTGGGGTTGGGGTTGCATGGGTGGTGGGAATAATGGGAATTATGGGATTAATGGGAATGATGGGAGGTATGGGAGAGATGGGAGGGCGCTAAAGCGCTGAGCCGGGACAAATTGTTGAGAGAGAGGGGGAGTTTTTTGAGGGAGGGGGAGGGTTAGCGGTGTTTTTTGTACCAGCCGTTGCGGATTTTGAAGAGGCGTTCGAGGGCAGATGAGGGTTCCATATAGAATTTGGGAGCCGGGGAGTTGATGACGGAGGCTATGAGGGAGCGGAGCTGCCGGTTGGGGAATCGTTTTTTGAGTTCCAGGACACGGCGGTAAATTTCGAGAAACATTTCGCGTTTTGTGGGGCGCATGGTTTTGAGGACGGGTTTGCCGCGTATGATGGCAGAGATGACGGCCGTGGCGCGTTCTTCGGAGACCCAGAATCGAGGGGAGGGAGAATTGACAATGAGGGGGCCTATTTCGCCCAGGCGTATTGTGGAAGCATTGCGAATGATTCTGCGATAAGTGTGGAGGAGAGCCTCGTTGCGATGTTGAGTAAAAGCCAAAACCGAGCCGAAAGTTTTCATGGTGTAAAGGGTAAAAAAGGATTTATGCAAAAATAGTAAAAGAGACTCAAAAGATAAAGCAAAGGGGGAAGAAGAGGATTTAACTTTGCGACAGAGAAGAACTCAGAAAAACAGAAAAGATATTAATATGGCTGAGGAAAAGCAAGTTAAGAGCAGGCGAGACCAGTTTGGGGAACGGCTGAAGAAGAAATATCCGGACCGTGAGTATGCAGATGACGAGGCCTTATTCGGACAAATCAATGACGATTATGACGAATATGACAAGGAGCTTGGCGGCTATAAAGAGCGAGAAAGCAAGCTGACGGATATGTTTACGCGAGACCCGCGGAGTGCGCAGTTCATTACGGACATGGCGCAGGGTAAGGACCCGTGGACGTCTCTCATCAACCGGATAGGCATAGACGGGGTAAAAGAGATGCTTGATGACCCGGACAAGATGGAGGAGTTTGCGGCGAGCAACAAGGAGTATGTGGAGCGAATGGCGAAGCAGAAGGGACTTGAGGCGGAATGGCAGAAGAATATGCGTTCGACCCTTGATATGCTTGAGCAGCAGCAGCAGGAGAAGGGGTTGAGCGATGAGCAGATAGACCAGGTTGCCGACTGGGTAAAGGACGTAACGAACGATGCTGTGTTGGGGATTATCAAGCCTGAGACCTTTGAGATGGCACTGAATGCCATTAACCACGATGCGGACATGGCGGCAGCGAGTGCGGAGGGTGAGATACGGGGCAAGAACAGCAAGATAGAGGCACAGTTGCGCAAGCCGAAACGAGGGGACGGTACGCCGACCCTTGCGGGGGCGAACAATGCTCCGGCGCCGTCGCGACACAAAGGTTCTATCTTTGATATAGCAGAGGAGGCGAGATGAATGGAGAGCATATAGAATTTATTGAGCGCCCGCAAACGGTCACGAGGGGGAGCAATGGGCTGGCTACCCAGCTACCCGGGTTGGCCACCACGGTAGGCAACGTAGCCTCGGCGACGGGTGGCATAGGGCCTGGGAGCTTAATAAGTACGGACAGATAAAATTTGAGATAACATAATGACAAATCCAGAGCAGATTTAGTAGGAGTAGTAAACATGGACGAGAATGTAACAATGGGAAGCGGACAGCCTGTGAGCACGGGCGCCGGGAGTGTAGGATTAAAGAGTCAGGCGGCAGGCCAGGCGAGCACGGTTAGCGGGCTTGCAGGGGCTTCGGGCGGCATAGCGCCGGGAAATCTTGTAGAGACAGACATAGACGAGCAGTTGTTTCGTTTTCAGAGCGAGGACACGGCGTTGATGTCGCTGATGCTGAAAGCGAAGAAGGTGAAGGTGATGAGCCCGGAGGTGGAGCATTACATGATAGACGAGCAGCGAAGCACGTTGACGACGAGTACAGCTGTTGCGGCTGCCACCAATAACCAGTTTATTCTTCCGCTTGTGTCGGGGGACCAGAGCATACCGCGCGACCACCACACGCTGTTGGTGCCGGGCGTAGACGGGTATGAGGAAGACGGCAAGACGAAGACGCCGGGTAAATGCCTGATGCTGTTTGTAACTGGCAGGGACATGACCACGGACAACCCGATAGTTCGCGCAGTGAACGGGCCGAAGGCCAATGAGGCGGACATATATTGCACGGTGCCGGCGATACCGGCAGGCAGCAAAATCAAGTTGCTTGCGAATGCAATGTATGAGACGCAGAAGGAGGTAGACCCGGACCTGATAGTACCGCGTCCGACGCGCGTATACCTGCAGAAGCGCGGCATGAACCAGGTGGTGTCGGACTACTTCGAGGCACAGAAGAAGCACATACCGTTCAGTCAGAGTCTGATAGCCGAGCAGGCTATACTGAACTTTAAGCGAGCCGGCAACCGCACGTTGTGGTGTGGAGTTAAAGGTAAGTTCCCGGTGAAGGTGCCGAAGCTTGGCGAGCAGTGGATATACTTCACGGAGGGCATCCGCTGGCAGTTCAAGCGCGAGCTTCAGCATACGGGAGGCTGGACGTATGAGAAGCTGATAGCGCTTGCGAAGATGTATTTCACGGGCGAGGATGTGCCGAAGACGGCATTGCTGCTTGCGGGCAAGAACTTGCTTGAGGAGATACAGTGCATAGACTTCAGCAAGCACAATGAGATACAGATAATCAGCAAGACCAATCCGCTTGGCTGGACAGTTACGAGCATCCACACGGTGTTCGGGGACATAGACATAAAGCGCGAGCCGACGCTTGACACGATAGGCTGGTCGAACTCGGGAGCACTGATAGGTGAAGACCGTCTGGTGCACTATATGTATTCGCAGCAGCATGAGTTCAACGACCGTGTTGAGGGCGAGGAGGCAACCCGCAAGGGCATTGTAGTGTGGGACGGTTTGGCGCTGAAGGGTGCATGCCATATCTGGATAGACGGAGAGGGCGAGTCAGCCAATACGGGAGCCACCACCTACACCATCTGGGACAGCGAGAGCGCGCCGACGGGTGATGACCTGGCAGACGGCCGTGTATATCTGCTGACGGTGGATTGTCCGGGCATCAGTGCATCGGCCAAAAACGGTCAGATGTGGCAGGCTAAGGTTACCACCACCGGTTCGGGCGAAACCGCTAAGACCACGGTAACGTGGAGCGAGTTCACGGGCGAAATCATAGCCGACTAAGAGAGAAAAGATATATCAAGAATGTGGCGGAGGGCGACAGCGTCTCAGCACCACATTCTTGATTTAATGTATAAAGAATTATGAAAAGGATAACGTACGGGGCGCCGCGGCTTGTGGACTGGGTAGCCCAGATAAGAGCGGGCGCGGCGAGCATAAGGATTCATTTTACGGGAGGAGCCTTAACGAGTTACGGCATAACGCCGGCGGAGTATACGACAGAGAATGCATTTATGCAACGAGTGATAGAAGGGAGTGAATACTTCAGGCAGGGGCGCATTATCAGACTAAGAGAGACCACCATAGCAGATGATGAAAAGAAGCCGCGAACAAAGGCTGCTCCAAAGCCGAAAGCAGAGAGCGAACAGACACCGGGCTCGGAAGATATGACACCAGGCACTGACGCCGACAATGACGAGGAGCCGGCAGGAGGCGAGAAGAGCATAGAGGTGAGCTGCCTTCAGGATGCACAGGGATACTTGCAAGAGCATTACGGCATAGCGACGTATAAGGTGCGCAGCTATGAGTTGGCACAGCAGGCAGCCATGGAACACGGCATACGATTCAGCGGCGGCAAATTTGACGAATAAGAGAAGAGAGGAGAATAGGAAGAGAGGTTTCTGAAAAGATAAAAGGTATGGTATACAGGGTAAGTGAGATAATGCGGGACGTGCGTATATGCCTGGACCAGAACATGACGAGCGAGGCGTTGACGTTGACGGGCGATGCGGACACCCTTGCATTTGATGATATAGTTCGGAGCAAATTGCCGGAGGCAGTGGAGCAAGTGCATTGTGCGGCACCTGTGTACCGGCTGGAAGAGGGTCATACGTTTGGCGATGCCATATACTGGGGCGACCGGGAGAGCGGGCATGTGTTGTTGCCGGATGATTTTATGCGACTGATAGTTTTTGAGATGAGTGATTGGGAGCGACCGGTATACAAAGCGATAACGCCGGCAGACCCCCAGTATGCATACCAGCGGCAGCGAGTGAAGGCACTGCGCGGGACAGCTCAGAAGCCTGTTTGCGTGATAGCGACCAGGCCTGAGGGGCGCGTGCTGGAGTTTTATTCGTGCAAGAATAAGGACGCTTACGTGAAGAGAGGGCAGTATATGCCCTACCCGGCCGTTGACTCGACGGGTGGCATAGACATAAGCAAGAGGTGTTATAAGACGGTGGTATATGTGGCTGCGGCATTAGTATTACAGAGTATAGGAGAAGGAGAGAAAACGGCAGGATTATGGGAAACAGCAAAAGCGGCGATGCAATGAGTACGATACCGACGAAACAGATAGACGGTGATGTTGCGGTAGGGCGCAACGTATCGGCAGGCGGCAATGTCAACATACAGGGGAATACGCGGATAGGTCATAACCTGAACGTGGAGGGTTGGCTTGATGCGAAGAACATAAAAGGGCCGAACAAAGGCGTTTTCCGCACGTTGGCGCAGCTGCAAGAGGTCTACCCTATTCCGGAGCCGGGGTGGTATGCGTTAGTTGGTATAACGTTGCCGGCTGAGCTGTATATAGAGAAAGAGGGTGCATGGTATGACACCGGGAATACGGCAGGGAATCCGAATATAGATGTGAGCGAGTATAATGCGTTGGTTCAGGAACTTGACGAGCGCCTGACAGCAGCGGAGGGAATAAACCAAAGCCAGGCAGAAGCGATAAGCGGCCTTACGAGTAAAGTAAACCTTATATGCGGCATAGGAGAGGCCATGACCGGAGCCGGGGTTGTGAACAGGTATGTAGATAAAGTGAGCATACCGTTTACGTACAAAGACTTAACGACAGGTGCATCGAGGACAGCAGAAGTTGCTATTAGCGGAGCAGACATGGAATACCCATATAAGGCCGGGGTGATGACGAGCGGCATTGTGCAGCAGCTGAAGGCGGCGGACAGCCGAGCAGCGCCGCTGCCGGTAACGAGGGTGGAGAATATTCCGGAGAATGGCATTGAGCTGCCTAATGCAAACAGCCTGGAGGACATCTTACAATACGTGCAGGCGCAAGAGGCGTCGGATGTGTCGGTTGAAGTTGTTACGGACGGTAGTGCTCTACAGCTGCAAGTGCGTGTAACAGGCGATAGCAATTTGTATTATGCCTACGATTGGGGTGATATTCCGGAGAAAGGTGTACCCTCCCATGAACGGTATTACGCGGATGCAGCTGTGTTTGTCGACCGTTCGGTATATTCAAACGAAAGGCTCTATATATGGAGCGATGACCAATCCGAGCTGACAGCAATTGCCACTGAGGATGACATTTATGGTATAACCAGCAAGATAGGCGCGGCGGGCGGCATTGCGCCGTTGGGTGCTGACGGGAAGGTGCCGGCGGCGAATTTGCCCAACAATGACGCGACGCTGCGCTTTTCAGCCGTGGAGCGCGTGCCGGGCGCGACCATCACCGACGGCACGGCAACAGGGTCTTTTGAGGTGGTATGGCTCGACAACCGGGCGCTTGCCACGTCGCACCCGTACACAGCGCCGACGGCAGAGGAGAAGGAGGTGCAAGGGCGCTTTGTGGCGAAGACTGGCACGGGTATACAGCTCACCGAGGCAAGCGGCGGCGACGTGTCGACAACGACGTATTATGCCAACTGGGCAGGGCGCGACACATTCTGCAACTCAGCAGGCAAGCCGCTGAAAAACCGCCTCTACCTTTGCACAGCCACGGGAAGGCAATACGACAAATTCCCCGGCAACAACTCAACGGGCTTGCGTTGCATTGCCGCGCCGCCCATGGACGCCAAGAAGGCCCTGTTAGCAGACCTGTGGAACGAGGCATGCTGCAACGACGGGCAGAGAGGGAACCCGGCCACGCGCACCGTGCACGGCCACTACGACCCGGACACCGACAAGTGGATTCTAAACGAACTTAGCCTGAGCTATGCCGAGGCGATAGCGGTATGGTATGCCGGTACGCCGCGAAACTACGACGCGACGATGTTCTACGGCGGACAGCACACCATACGGACGAATCTGCCGCCGCGTGCTGACGCATCCAACACAATAACGGTAAAGCAGATGTATATTAACGCCTCCAACATAGAGGTTGCTAATATTGGAGCCCAGGCGTCGAATGGGGAAAATATGTTTTATGGCAATCATAAACTTCGCAAGGCCATCGGCAAATTAATGCCGCCAAGCGGAAACACCACTAACCCGAGCTTATACATGACGTGCCCTATTGAGGAAATACACCTCGGATGGTGGGGAATAAGTGTTGGCCATTTCGACTTGCACAACTTGCCGAACATCAACGCCGACAGCCTGCAATGGATGGTGAGCAACGCGCAGGCAACCACACAGGGCACTCGCACCGTTACCCTCCACGCCGACGCCTACGCACGGCTAACGGACGACATGAAAGCCCTCGCCGCCGAGAAGAGCATAACCTTTGTCTGCGCATCATAACATAACACCATACATCATGCAAATCACAGAAAAAACCGTAACGCTGCGGCGTATCGTCGCCGCCGAGGGGCATTGCCTCACGCAATCCGACCCCAACACAGCCATCGCCGACCGCACCTTCGGCAAAGAGATAACGCTCTCAGACGCCGATAGCCCTGAACGCTGGAAGGAAATAACCACCGCCGAGGCCGACGAGCTGAAACAAGAACAACTTAACGCTTACCAAAACACATAAACATCATGACACAGAAATTATGCAACGACCGTAAAGGTTACGACAAGGTGTTTCACATGGCCCTGAGCTTCGGCCTGGGCTGCGTACTGGCCGGCGTGTTCAGCTTCGTGCCGTTCTCGCCGTGGCTGGCCGCGCTGTGCGTGTTCGGCCTCACCCTGGCAGTGGGCATCGGCAAGGAGATTCGCGACCGCCGCAAGCCCGGCGGCCACTTCTGCGTGTGGGACCTGGTCGCCGACTTCATAGGCGCACTGGCCGCCACCCCCATCGCCTACTTCGCAAACTATTTCACCAACATAGAATAAGGCATGGAAGCGATAGTTACTGTGCCAAAGTTATACCTGTTTTTGGGGGTATTCTTAGGAATATGCCTGCTGGTGATTTTGGCAATTATTATGGACTTGTGGGATGGGGTATGCACCGCCCGGCGCATCGGCGAGCGCATACACTCGCATAAGTTGCGTGTTACGCTGGCAAAAATCAGCGAGTACTTCCGCTTTATCGCCATAGGCTTTTTGGTGGACTGCGTGGGTATGCTTTTCCCCTTTTACTTCATGCCATTTGTGGCTATGCTCTTCGGCGTCGGTTTGACGATTGTAGAGGCAAAGAGCATGTTTGAGCATGCTCAGAAAAGGCATAGCTATACGGTGGAGGTACCGGATATTATCCGCAGCATAATAGCGTGTGCAAAGGAGAAAGATGCGCATGCCCTGATAGAGCAGATTGAAAAACGATTGACAACTGGGAAAGGGACGATAGACCATGAAAGTACTAATTGACAACGGCCATGGAGAAGACACGTTGGGGAAATGCAGCCCTGACAAACGCTTGCGCGAATATGCTTATTGCCGCGAGATTGCACGCAGAGTTAGCCGTCAGCTCTCACTCCAGGGCATTGACGCCATACTGATAACACCGGAGAAGACGGACACGCCGCTGCGCGAGCGTGTGCGCCGTGTGAATAGCTGGTCGCGAAAGCTCGGCAAGGAGAATGTGCTGATGGTGTCGATACACAACAACGCTGCCGGCAACGACGGCAAATGGCACACGGCAACGGGCTTTTCAGTGTTCATCAGCAAGAACGCATCCGACAAATCCAAGCGACTGGCAAGGATATTCACGGAGAACGCGGCGGCAATGGGCTTAGGCGGAAACCGCAGCGTGCCGAAAGAGAAATACTGGGTGCGCTCACTTGCCATGACCCGCGACACTATCTGCCCGGCAGTGCTGACTGAGAATCTGTTTCAGGACAACAAGGAGGACGTGGCGTTTCTTATGTCAGAGGAGGGCATGAGAGCCGTTACGGAGCTTCATGTGAAGTCGATTAAGGATTATATAAAGAGCTTGCGAGGATGAAAATAAGACATTTCTTTGGGACGATGCTTGCCGGAATGGCGCTCTTCATGATAGGGGTATTAGTAGGCAAATCAGAGTTTAAGCAGCAGCAGCCGACGGAGGAAGGGACGACAACGCGCGAAACGACAGTTGACACAATTACGCACACAGCGCCGGAGGCGAAGGCGGAGCGAGTGTTGGGCACGCAGCGTTATGTTTTGCCGACATATCGCTTTGCCGGAGGAGTGAGCGGCGAGCCTCTGCAATGCCGCGTTGACACCACCTTTGGCACGGGAGCAGGCGGCGAGCCGCGATGTAGCAAAGACAGCGCAATATTAGAGCTGCCGGTATTACAGCGCCATTATGCCGACAGCACCTACGAGGCATGGGTTAGCGGACCGGTGAACCCGCAGCTCGACAGCATTAGAGTATTCGCAAGGCAGACGATAATCACCAAACGCGAGTGGAAGCCTCCCAAGCGGTGGCACATTGGCGTAACGGCCGGTTACGGATACGGCGCCAAGGGCTTTCAGCCGTATGTAGGCGTGGGAATTACTTATTCGATATTCAGCTTTTGACAAATGGAGATTACACTTACATTGGATAAAGGAGCGGTGATGGACGAGATAGCCATTACCACAGCCTATACGGGCGGCAAGATGGAAGGCGACGAGAAGGCGCTGGAGCGGATATCGACCGTTGACGAGGACGAGAGCCATCTGGAGCGGTTCTGGGAGGAGAGCCGAGCGGATTTGTGCCAGGAGCTGATAGGGCTTGTGTCGTATGAGGGCATGGTTGACGAGGTTGTGAGCGGAGATTCACCTACAGCTCCTGACAGCGCACAGGATGAGAGCGTTGGGACAGGAGAAGGTGTGGTGCCGAGCCATTATGAGCTGCGGCTTGAAGTGTCGAAGTCGTTTGACCGAGCATTGCTGCCGAGTATGCGGTTGAGCTTGTATAGCTTTTTTGTGCATAACATTGTGGCGAAATGGTATATTTACACTAACAAGAAAGAGGCCGGGGAATATGCGGACAAAGCATCTACGCTGCTTGACGACATACACCGTAAGGCGGTGTATAAGAAGAAGCCATTGCGGCCGACCTACGACGACTGAGGAGAGAGGTATGAGGGCGCTGAAGCGCTGAGCCGGAACAAGTTTGTTGGCTTAAAGGCTAATTAAGGAGAGAGGGTTAAGAAATAAACAACGATTAAGAATGGAACAGAAGAAGACGATAGTAGTAACGCTTGAATCGAAAGAGATTAAGTTTGACGTTATGAACAAGTCGCACCTTACGGGACAGGCGCGTAATGCCGAGGGTAAGGATTACCGGGCGACAGCATATATGCAGGCGAGTGAGGATGATGAACATTCGTATCAGATACTGAGGTCGATAAGCAATGCTTTTTCGCATTTGAAAGTGGAGCTTGGGGAGTATCTGCATGAGGATGGATCGACATCGAACAACCGTATCAACAAGACAGTGGAAGAGGGCGGCAAGCTGCAGCTTTCGTTTATGATGCCGTCGAACTTCAACAACTCGGCGTGCGACAGTTTAGGCGGGATGCTGCATGAATACATAGTAGACCGTACACTGTCGGAATGGTTTGTGATAACCGACAAGCAGGATGCACAGGATTATGCGAATCTTGCGCTGGATGCGCTGAACCGTGCGAAGCAGGCTCTTTACAAGAGAGAGCGCCCGACCCGACCCAACTATACAGACTAAGCCATGCGACATATTGGATGCCCGGAGATTTGTTATAACAGTGATGCGGAGGAGGGCGGCGTTAAGGATGTAACGCTGGTTTTTCACCGCGAACAGCTGCTGTATGACATAAAGAACTATGCGTACATAGAGGGGCATGTATGGGGCGAAGAGCACCAGCATGCACAGCACACGCTTGTGGAAATAGGCGAGGAAGGGAATGTGGACAGGGTAAACCGCATTCTGGAGGTTGTGCATGCGGAGGTGATGGAGCTGCTTTATCCGTATACGAAAATGGCAGCTGAGGACGGGAGCGAGCTATGCGACTGTATGCAGAGTCCTGACGTATACGAGATAAAACTGCGAGTGCCGGACGGGATGTCGCTGACGACGCTTAACCTGCTGAGCAAGCTGATACATGAGTATATGGTTTGCAGGGTGGTTTATGACTGGCTAAGCATTACCCACCCGGAATCAGCAGGCAACTGGCTTGAGAAGGCTGTTGTGGCGAAGGACAAAATCAACAGCATAAAACACACCAGGCGAGGCGTGCTTCGCCGGCCATCGTATCCGTTTTGAGGACGGAGGCCGGGATGACAGGATGAGAGAGAGCCGGGGCGCACCATGCGTCCCGGCTCTCAAACAATAAAACAATAAAAACAACCTGAATGATGATTACCGCAACAAATTGGTATGTCGCGGGTTAAATTGTAATGATGCGCCGAAGATGCTTTCATCTTCGGCCAGATTTGTTATGCAAGCTATGCGGAAATACTTGTAAGGGGTGCCACGGAATCCGCGCAGACAGTGGTCTTTGGAAGACCAAATCAGATGCCAGTTAAAGAGGTCGCGCGAGCCATAAAGGACGGACTGCACGTTGCCTTTGCGGAAGTGTCCGCGCTGAATAACGGTATCGACAGTTTTGAGGATATCGGGGGCCTGGAGTTTGAGGGGACGCGTAACGAGGAGGCCTTTAGGTATGTTGGAGTCATTAACGGAGAAGCTGACAAGAGCATTTTCGGTGTTGACGGCAATGGCATCGGGGTATGAGTTAAGAGCCTTTTTGAGGTTGGAATGCATCATACCCCATTGCTGAGATTTGAGTGAATAGACGTAAGCATAAGAGGAAGCCGGATTAAAGAGTATGACACGCTGATGCACGTAATCGTACAACATAGCCGAATCAGAAAGGAATTGCAGGAAAGAGACAGTTGGCAGGCAGGTATCAGCAGAATGACCGAGCAATGTATGAAGTTTATCCATGCCCGGGAGCCGGAGGATATTGAAAGGCTGCTCTGCGTTTATGACATCGGAGATACATTTTGTTTGGGAGCCGGAAAGGAGCATGAGTCCGCGTTGAGTGGCAAAGAGAACCACAGAGTCGAGTTGAAGCGGAGAGGATTTGGACAGAATGACATCGCGCGTGATAGGCTGGCGAGCGGAGTAAGCGCCTTTGTCGGAGACGGCGAGCGCCCAGACGCCGTTGTCGGTAAAAGCGTAAAGAGGGAATTGGCCGAACTGACCCTGCGAGAGAGCCTTTGCAGCAGAGGAGATAGCGAAGATTTTATTACAAGGAATGGAAACTGTAAAAGTCGTTCGAAAAACAAAAGGATTATTGACATCAGAAAGATATATCAAACCGGTTGCAGGGATAAAAGAATCTGGATAGTCAGGGCATGTCTCCAACGGATTTGACTGTAAAATTTCAGGAGCAAACGGGTTTGACAGAGAGCCGGACAGTGCAAAGGAGCCGTTCAAAAAGTCATGGTTCTTTAATGGTATATCCCAATATCTATAAGATAACCCATTGTTATAAGGAACGACAATTTCTATCCTCTTTGCATTCGGTACAGGATAATACATCCATGGACATTCATAGGCCGCTTCTACATTGTCGATATGACTGTCAATAAAGCGCATCCCGGCGGTAGTCTGAATATGCAACCTCATATATGCTTGTGTTTTTTCACCAGATAATGGCGCGTTGCATTGGGTAATTCCAAATGGCCGAGGCAAGTATCTGCCGAAACTAAAAATATTAAGACGCGAGTTATACTCAAACAAAGAAGGAGCGGCAAAATCCGAAACAGCCACACAGTCATCGACTAAAACTTGACGAGAAACCAAGTTGTTAAGCGCATATTTCTTTAGTTTGATACTGGAGAAATTTTTTTCATTAGATTTTGCATTAATAATTTCATCAATATCGAACGAATGAATCTTATAAAACTGCGCAGAAGATTTTAATTCCTCCATGATATCTGCCTGAGATTTGGCAGAGAACTTAATCCAATACGGTTTATACTTATTAGCAATATCATCTCCTTCAGCATTAAAAACTTCTTGGAAAGACATTTTTTCTATAATACCGTTATCAAGAAAAGCGTTCCCTTTCTGATGTCGACCAATAGAAAAATAATCGACTAAACTATTAGACGTGGGAATAAATTTAAACGGCGATTGATTCAAGGATGACGCAGACACAGACTGGTCATAAGTCCAAATAGGAGCTGAAACAAATACATCTACACCCGTTACTATTTCTTTCCATGAGTCCAGATTGGAGACAGAGTCAACTCTGAAACACAATTGTGAAACAAAAGCTGTACATAGTAAAGTGTCTGAAGAATAAGCATTCCCATTGCTTGATAGAATTAACGGTACGCTATCAGAGTTTGGAATCAATAAGATAGGTGCAGAAAGCGCCGCATGAGTTCCATCGAAAAGACGTAGAGCATAACGTACAAAGAAAGGGAAGATAAATCTATTTGAATTTGTAGCTTTCTCTTGGATAAATTTATTCAGACAACCAGTGAATAGATTAATATTTTCGGGAGTGTTATCAGGAACATATAGCTCTTGGCTAATGTTTCCCGTACCTACTTTAATTAGAGATACAGAAATAGAAGAGGGAATGTCATAATCATTGTATGCAAGATGACCTGTATCATCCATAGCATAAGAAACCAAGCTAAAATGTATAGGTCCTGACTTTTCAGCAAGAAATTCTTTTCTCTTATTGCAAGCTCCTAATAATGCTTGTGTATGGCTGCCCTTTTCATGAGCTGCATTACCATACCAAATAGTAAAATATGAAGCAATGAGATTACAATTGAATTCTATTGCATATCTAATACCTTGCTGAATTTCAAAATCAGGGAGGTCAATGCATAAGGAACAACCTCCATCCAAATGTATTGAACCTGCAGAAAAGACCGTTGTATTCAAAATAACATCATCTTCGCTTGGGTCTGGGACCGAAGACGATTTCACCCACTTAATTTCACCTGAATCTTTAGTTTCCCAAATAAGTTCAGAATCAAGAGCGAAAGATAACTGTACATCAGGAAGTGAACTCCCCAAGCATTTGTAGCATAAGCCGTTACTATCCCAAAGCAAATATTCAATCTTGTCCTTGTGAGATAGTACAACTACATTCCCTATAGCTCGTGCCTGAAATACCTCTGAAGAATTGCATATAGTCTGTATAAGAGATATTGCCTGAGTGGGATTTGATTTGTTGACAGAACAATATTTTAAAATTATAGATTGCTCAGAAATAGATTCACTGATTAACAAATTAAGTCCATCGCCTACTTTATGTAAAAGCAACGGTTTTTGAGAGCCTGAAAGAGAGAAGCCAGCCGAGGGTTTGCAGAGCGGAACGAGGGTGTTGTTTTCGTTGATAAGGTTAAGGGCTGAGGCGAGGTCTCCGTCGGGACATTCATAGTCGGAGGGCTGAGTGGTGTAACCGGTATAATGAATATCTTTAATCATAGTGAGCAGTTTAGGATTATTGTAATGTAAGTGTTGTTGTTGATGTTGATTGCTTCGCCGCAGGGGCAGCGCAGGCAATTGGTGGCAATGCCGGCAGCTGCAATAACCGCACGGGCGAGTTTTTGAGAACAGGTGCGGAAGGTTCCTTTGCCGTTTGCAGTGGCCCAGACGCGCCCTTCGTGCCGGCCGACGTAAGAGCCGGCACGAAGTTTGATGTAAAGATACCATTCGCCGCCATGCAAAGCTATGTCAATCACATCGCCGGGCGCAAGCTGCAGCTGCCTGGCGATGTGAGCGGATATGTCGATTCTGCCGGAAGGGAAGAAGGACAAGTCGTGCTTGCGGGAAAAAGGCAAAATACTTTTCATCAGTGGCAAAGTTAGGTATAATGAGGAGAGGAAAGGGTTAAGTTGTGGGAGAGGTAGTGTGATTTATGTAACTTATGTGATTTATGTTATGTATGTGATTTATGTTATGGGGAGGAGCGGTTATTTTTCAGATGCTTGGTATTTGGTTGGTAGTCGGGGCAGGCTTTATCTGACGCTTTAACAAACGTGTATAGGTCGCGGATGGCGCAGTAGTAAGACTCTCCATCATCTGTGATAAAGAAGGCGCAGGTGCCGCAGTTACTCTCCATCTTGCTTCTCTTTTGGTTGGAAGTATATGCACTCAGGTTGAGGCTTAACAATCTCCATGCAACACAGGTGAGGTTTGATACGGTCAAGATATGTACACCACCCGCCTCTATGATACTTGCAGTTATTTACCATCTTTCATCTTCTTTGGTTGGTAGTATGGGCATTGCTTAAACGCCGCAGGGGCATAGTAGCAGAGTTCGCTGAATCCACGCTCGGATTTTGCTTTCAGGCAGAGCCACCATTCGTCGCAGTGCCTGCACTGACTTGGTCGCTGTTCAGTCGGGGTCTCTATAACGTATTTTCAGTTTTTTGCCAAGCCAATAAAAGGCGTGGTCCGACAAGTCGTTGAGCGCAGAGAGTACACCAAGCACGATGCCGACGGGAGCGAATATGCCTGAAATGGTGTAATATATGGCTTTGCGGTATATCTTTTTCATTGTCATTCTTTATCTTCGTTCAACTTGTAGCCGTTGGCGGAGAGCCATTCTATAAGCTGCACACAAGCCTCGATGGGACTATTATCTCGTATGCGGACAATAGACTCGTGGTCAAACGTCCAACATTCAAGATATGCTGCACTGTAATCTTCGGAAGCGGGATAGTCTTTAGCAAGGCAGAAGTAACAGTCAGTGTCATCGTCCACCTCTATTACGTGAGGCATCAGCTCCAGCAGACGCGAAAGGCTCCAAGCAGGAATGAGGTCTTTTCTTATTCCTACCATTCCGATATACGGCTTGTTGTCATTTGGTTTGTTGGGATAGTTTGTGTAGTACATATCCGCCGTGTCAGTCGATACTCCGCAGGAGAGGAGGCGTTGGCTCTGTTCGGGTGTTGTGGCTATTTGTGGTTTCATTCTATACCCTCCTTCTGTGCTATCTTTCCTATTGCATACAGCGCAAAAACAAGACGCGTCTGCTTGCCGTCATCGCCTTCAAAGGCATCGGTTATGTCTATCTCTGAGTCGGCATACTTGGGCAGAACATCCTCGACCTTTGCCGCTTGTTCTTCGGGGCAGTCGAATAGTACCATTGCTCGCTTGATGTCTCTCTCGCTTACGTTGATTGTTAGTTTCATGTTATTTGGTGTTTTGGGGTTCTGGGATTTCTTGCAATACGAACACTTCATTGTCATTGCCCTGTAAGTAGTCAAACACTTCGCACACGTTGGCATTGAAGCCCAAATGACAATTACTATTTTTTAATGCGCATTTAGAGCAATTACCAGTCGCCTCGTTGTATGGTACTGATATGGGCTTATAATGTTTGCCTTTGTAAGTAAGAACTCGGTCGTGAATATTCCCGACAACTTCCCACTCGTAATAGTTTCCTTCCACAAACGGAGAGAAACCAGCTCTATCTTCATCAAATGCAACCACATATTGAAATATCACTGTGCCGCTTGCGCCGTCAGCAAAATTGCAGGCGGCAACCTCTGAGCGCACAATGTCGCCCTCATAGATTTGCTCGTTATCTTTATCGACAATGCCAGTGAATTGTCCTACGCTGTTGGGATGCACGAAAAAAAGTCCCGTCAAACTTTCAGAGATAGACGGGCAATCCTCTGTGCTACCTTCAGGTACAAAAATTTGATTCAGGTCTCCATAGACCCATTCGCCGTTGTCGATGCTCTTGCCTCTGAATTTAATTGTTCTTTTCATTTTTCATCCTCCTTTCTGTCAGCTAAACCATACCGTATCTCGCTATCCTCGTTCTCTGCCAAGTATTCCGCGATGCAGAACAAAAGATTTAGATAACCTTCGTCCACGAATACAATGAATCCGCCCGTGCCTGTGCTACGTCTTTTTTCTATTGCTGTGCGCATGAGTTTTCGTGCTTTTGTTCTCAATTCAGTCTCTTCGGGGATGTACCTGCGGCCATCAGCATCCACCCATTCCCATTTCGTGCGCTTCATGTAGGATGCGACCTTGCGAAAGTCAAAGCCGTCCATTACATCATCAATGAGCGCCTGCTGTTTCTCTGTTATCATTTTTCGTCCTCCTTTCTCGGCATCATGTAGAAATCTCTTACGAGGTCTTCGTTGTAGCATAGGAAGCGTTCGGCATTGTCGTAGTCGGCAGAGTGAAAAGACAGCAGGTCGTGTGATTTCTCTGCCAGGATAATCTCAAACGGATAGTGCTTTGAATTGTGGTCGTAGGTTATAGCGTAGACCCATGCCTCGTCGTATTGATGTTCGTCAGCTGTTACTATGCCTCCATACGCCACGTCAATCAGTTGTGCGATTTTCAGCGTGGCGAGGGCTTTGCGCTCAGCGGGAGAGTCGCCGCATTCGGTGGTAAAGTCAACTTCTCGCTCATCTTCGGGATTCTTCCATACGGTTGTAGATGCGAACATATTTGCCATCTTTCCTGCCTCTTTTAAATCCTCAAAGGTGTTGATTTCGGGTTCAGGGCAGAGTTCGGACTTGCCAAATATCTTTTCTAAGCTGCATTGGAGTGTTTCTACTGCCTGCTTTTGGTATTCGTTTAGTTCTTCCGCAAAATTACTAATATGAAATTCTGCAGTTTCATATTCCTCTTTCGCTCTTTTCAGAGCGGCGTTGTATCTTTCTTCGGGGGTCATTTCTTTGGTGTATAGTATGGGTGATTATCAAGTGAATAGCATTTGACACTTGGTGGGCATTGTTTTGTCCCATGATGATTACAATCCTCACATCGAAGGTTGTCCTGCCATATTACCTTTTCTGATTGTGTTATTTGAGAGTCGTGGATTCCTAAGAATCGTTTGGCTTCATTAAGAGTGTCAAAGACTGCATCCAGCTCACATCCAACATCCACTGGAAATGTCATTGTGTGCCAATTAGATTTTATAATCCATCCTTGGCGCTCACAACGATACTGTTTTGTTCCGTCTGCTTTGGTTATCTCTACTATGCGTCTCATCTTTCTTCGGGTGTTATAGTTATATGGTTTTGAAGTACTCTGAACATTTGAAATTTTTGCGGGGTTGGAAGTCTTCAAACTTGCATGATTTGAATATCATTGACTTGTTGACGTATTGCGCAAGGTCTCGGCAGTATTGCGAGGGCTTGGTCTTGTTCTCAAAATCGCGGTACGGCATAACGTAGGGTTTTATTCCCAGTTCGCGGCAACGTTCAATGCGGTACATATCTTGCTCCATGGTGGAGTTGAAACCAATAAGCACATAGCACATAAGCTTGTAAGGCTTAATGTAGCGTATCACCTCGCGCAATTTATCGGTGAGGTCTATCTGCGGCAAATCCCAAGCGATATGTATATTACGATAAAGAGGCAGCTTATTGAGCCAGTATGCCTGCTCTTCGTTCATAATACGCACGTCAACGCCATGCAGATTGACTTTCTGCCGGGCTTTCAAAAGATAATCGACGGCAAACTTCCATTCGGGATTTGCAAAGAAGTTATTGTCGAGAACTTCTATATGCCGGCCGTGTGGATTCATATCCACGTGTTCGACGGCATGAATTTCACCCTCTTTATCGTGCACCAGGCAGAACGGACAACGACGTATGCAACCGCGCGAGAAAAATTGAATCGAATACGGATATTGCGGATATAGCGAGTAATCCATAGCCGTAGATTTTTCCACTTCCTCGGGTAGTCGGCTCTTGATATTGTAGCCCGTGCCTCCACATACGACTTCGCAGTTCCACGGGGTGTAATCATCGGGAGTGAATGTGAATATCTTGGACTTGTAGACCCTGTCGTAATCTGAGCCAAACATTGCGTCAGCCCATTCGACATTATCCCCGTGAGCCTTGTGCCACGCAGATAACCGCATGAGCGCAAAGTTAGGGAAGTTGTGCCCGTCGACGTCAAGAAGTGCAATTTTCATTATGACTGTGCGACGTAGTTAGCGGCGGCTGGTGCCGCCGATTGGTATTACGTTATAGGTTTTGAAGCGGTCGATGATGCGGCCGTATTTGTCGCCTTTGTTGAATCTGGCTTTCAGCGCAGCTTCGTCGAGGTTGGTTGTAATATGGGCAAACTTATTCCACCCGGCCCAGATGTCGTTACGGGCAAGCAGAAAGTCGTCGGTGAGGATTGCCGTGTTCATTCCATAAAAGACCTTATCGTCGTTTATGCCGACGTCGTTCAGGCACACGTTTTCAGGCTTTGGCATGAAGCCTGTGCTACCTTCTTCGTTGAAGGTGTAGCGGTCGAAGTTGTTGTGAATGGTGTAGTAATTTACCATCTGTGTTACCGAAAGGTTATGGAAGTAACGGGGAGATTTTATGCGGCGCAGGTATTCGGAGAAGCATTGCATTATCATTGTTTTTCCGACGCCAAGGCCGCCTTGCAGCATAATGTTTTTATGCAGCTTGTAATGTCTGTCGGGAAATACTTTCTCTGCCAGAGGGCAGTTATTGAAGTAATACAGAAGGAAGCGGATTATCTGTTGGTTATATTCGTCGATAATAAACCGACGATGCTGAGGCGCCATTGAAATCATGTTGGCGATTTGCAAAAACAGACGTGCGTGCATGGCGTAGACGTCGGGGTCGGTAAGGTCGGGATAAGACTGTTGGTCGTCTGTCCGGTCCTTGTCAACCTTCTTAATGACATTGGCAATTGTCATTGCCTCATAGGCGGCCGTATCAGAGTGCCGGCGTTTCATCAGTTCGAGGATGCCTTTATCCCACTCGATGTTGCCGGAAGGCTGTTGGTCGTAACGTGCCAGTTCGTCGATAAGGCACGGGGGGTAATTATTTGCATACATGGCTTATGGGTCAGGTGTCTATGCTGCCGAATCCACCGTTAAAGGTGTAATCTGATTTTTCGGCAGCCGAGGTGTTGTCTGCATTCGGGTTGGCTTTTGCTTCATTCCGGAGTTTTATTCTCATGGAAGAGATGAGATGGCGCGACCAGTCGTTATAATCACGATGAGGAGTATGCGACAGCTCCCATTCGGTAATAACCGCTTCGGCAAGAGTATGAAGTCGGCCGATACTATTGGGGGGCAAGCCGAAGTTTTTGCAAAGAAGTTGCAGGTTTTCTTTATTATTCTCGCCAAAGAATTCCTTGAGCCACTTAGCATTATCCTCCTGTTTGAATGTTGGAGCTTCGGGTTGCGAGGTTATCGGCTCTGCGGGAGCTTCCGGACGGTCAGTTTTCTCTGACGGGTTATTGGCTTCGTCAGGTGGCAGCTCCGTGCTTTCCGGTTGAGAGTCCTCTAACAGAGAATACTTGTCAATCAGTTTTTTGCGTTTGCTCAGGCGTTGAATATTGCAATAGCGCACTTGAATGCTTTTCGATGTCAGGACTTGGTGTTTTTTAAACAGATTCTTGTTGAATAACCCCAACGCCAGGCAAGCATTTAAAACTTCCGATATATATGCCTCTTCAAAGCCCGACATTTCCGAGCCAATGAAAGGCAACTCGTTATCCCACTGAATGTAGTACCCATGTTTATAGATAAGACATAGCAGGAGAGTATATACCGTAACGGCTTTACCACCTTGACGTTTGATTAGTTTGCGAATCCGGATGTCTTGGAAGAAGTCTATGTCGAAGGGAAAGTATTCAAGACCCGCTTTTGCTATTCGTGCCATATCCGTACTGATTAAATTTCTGTTATTGCGATTCCATGGACTTTGAGCATGAGCTTCCGCTTGATAATGTAATCCTTGGTGCGCACCCCCTTGGTATCCTCGACAATGGTTTTGCCGTTGCGTTCGTAGACGAAATCGGCATGGTATGAGCACTCCCTTTCCAGGAGGGTGCCATTATTGTCGTATTGTGAAGGAATAAGCACATACTTTACTTGCTCGCGGAGATTGGATATAAGGCCGGCGCGTTGCATCAGCTTCAGTTCGTTGGCCCTGTGATGCTCCTTAGTGGAGTCGTAGCCGCCGGACTTGCGGGCACCGTACTTGTTTCGTCGTTTAGGAGCCGGTGCAACGCACATAGCCTTAAATTCGTCAATCGTCATGAGCTGTTACAAAATCGGCGGAAGTGAACACATCCATATACTTGGTGTCGGCAATGGACTCCACATCATAGTCGGCCATTGTGCCTTTCATACCTTCGTTGAAGCGTTCGCGTGCAGCGGCAATGTCGGTCGACTCAACAAGTATTTGGGAGATAGAGCGCTTTTCGGCAGCTTTCTTCTCGTCGAGGCTGATGAAAGCGACCTTTACCAGAAACCACCGGGAATCCTTATGCTCAAGCAACGCCGGTAAGGATGTTGCTTTTTCAAAGTCCCTGGCACTATGACGTGCTATGGCTTTCTCCACATCTGATTTAGATTTTCCGACTGCGAGAGCTGCTTGCGAAGTGGTGAATATCTCGGCGATTTTGGTTTTCTTGATTGAGGGAATTGTGAACTCACCGGATATATACGGAGTCATAGCCGCGATGATGCGGGCTTCGGCCTCCGTGAACGACATGGCGTCAACGAGATATTTCTCGGTAACTTTCTTTGCAGCACCGTTCTGTTGCATCTTGTCGAAGCGGACGGCACATTCAAAGTACAGGCTCATTTGTTGATTTGGTTTTTGAGTTTCTTGCTGATGTTGAGCTTTACTGTGCGGTGGGCAGGTATCATTACCGGAGCGCCGGTAGCCATATTGCGGGCTTTGCGGGCTTTGGCTGTTTTTACTTCCATGGTGCAGAAGCCACGGAGATATACGCTTTCACCACGGGCGAAGGATTCAGAGAGTATGTCGATAATATTATCGACTGTGTTCAGTGCTGCAGATCGAAGCAGGTCGGGATTGCGTTTGCAGAGTTCTACTGCGATGTCGTTGCGTGTCATGTTTGTTTTGTTTTTGAATTTTGTTTGTTGATTTTGCGGTTTATTTTATTCTTGAGCAGAAAGACCATACGTGCGTTGTTGACGTTGCGCATGCCTTTCAGGGACTTGTAATATTCCTGAGCGATGTCGAGGCATGAAAGGATTCTATCAACATCGGTATTGCTGATTTCAACCATAGTCGAGGAAAGAGTTTACAAGTTCATCGAAGTACATCTCATCGGTCGGAATGTCATCATCCGAGGCCATTATCTGATTGGCAATGCTGCGTTTCTTATAGATGATGTTGTAAAGCACCGGGTCGATGGTATTGCGGCCAATGAGGTAATAGCAGTTCACATTGTTCTTTTGGCCTATGCGGTGCGCACGGTCCTCGCACTGGCAGCAATCGGCGTATGTCCAGGGGAACTCCACGAAAGCCACGTTAGAGGAGGCTGTAAGCGTCAGACCGACACCGGCAGCACGGATGGAGCAGATTATCAGTTGTGCCTCGCCTTTCTGAAAAGCATCGACAGCAGCCTGTTTCTCAGCCAGAGAGTCGTCGCCGGTAACCCGGACGGCATCGGGGAATTGCTTTTGCAGGGCTTTGACAATCTCCTTGAGTGAGCAGAACACAATCAGCGGTTTGCCGTTGGCGAGGAAATTGCGGATGAAGTCGGTAGCCTGTTTAACCTTGCCTTTGGCGGCAAGGGAGCGCAGGGTCATGAACTTCACAAGAGCCTCCATGCGCATCTTGCGGCGTATCTCGCGGTCGGTACACTCGGTGTATTCGCGGAGATATGCGGCCAGGTCGGCGGCGGCGAGATTATATTCATCTCGATTGGAGATTTGAACGTAGAGGTCGGTGCGCTGTTTGTCGGGGAGCTGCGGCAACACCTTCGCTTTTTCGCGGCGTATCATGCAGGTGTCGTACAGCTTTGCAGACAGTTCGGAAAGGTTGTCATTGTCGACATAATCGGCAAGGAACTTTCCACGGCCACCGAAGTCTGAGATTAACCGGCCCATGATGGCGAGCTGTGCAACGAGGTCCTGGGCGTGATTGATTACAGGGGTACCGGACAGGAGTATGCGCCACTCCTTACCTTCGACAATTCCGCGTGTGAACATGGTTTGTTGTGCGGAAGGGTCTTTGAGCCGGTGAGACTCGTCCATGATTACCGACTTGAAGATGTTGATGTCGCGGTTGAAAACTACATCTTTGAGGCTGAATGTCTTGCCGCCTTTAATATCCCATACGAAGAACTTGCGGAGGCTGCCGTAGCTGACAACCGCCAAATGGAACATGCCCATGCCGAGCAGATAAGGCCATGAGGTTCGGCACGAATTATCAAGGATGAGAGCCTTCTTGCCGGTGAACTTCTCAAATTCACGCTGCCAATTGATGACAAGTGAAGAGGGTGCAATCACCAGGCAGGGGTAAGCATTGGCCGTGTCGACAATGCCGATGCTCTGCAAAGTCTTGCCAAGCCCCGGCTCATCACCAATAAGAAGGCGATGCTTTTCAAGGCCGAACTGAATGCCCTCAATCTGGTATTCGTAAGGCTTGACTTGCAGGTGATGTTTCAGGGTTGCTGTCATAAGGCAAAGCACCAATATTGAAATGCTAATTCAAGATATTTATCGCGGCCACGGAGATACACCGGGTCGTTGCGGCGGATGCGTGTAGTAAACACGTTGCAGTTGCGCTTGCTGATGGCATAGATAAAGTCGCAGTCGGAATGGGCAATGTCCATGTACCAGGCGCGGGAGCGGTCCCAGTCGAAGAAGTCTATGGCATCCTCAAATTCCTTTTGTGTTGAGGCTGAGCAGGTCTTGAGGTCTCCGCCGAAGTTGTAAAGCGGCAGCCACCAATCCCACTTGCAGCGGGTATCGAGAGTAAAGGGAAATTCGCCATACTCAAACTGCTGTGCCTTGTTGACCATGCAGCGCTGTGTTTCGGCCTCCTCAAGAACCTTTGCAAGGAATGGGTCATGCCGGGCAGTCATGCGCAGGGAGCGGTACATTTCCTTTGCGTGGCGAAACTCCTCGTCTGTGTATTGCTCATCATCAACCGTCAGTTGATAATAGTTCACGCGGTCCGGCTCTGTGATGATTGCATCCACGAGATTGCCGAAACGGAACGCGGCCTCCTTTACACCCGGCGGCATGGGCACCGGGTGTAAAAGGTTTTTAAGGGCCGTAAGGTCAGAGTTACTAACCTCGGAGCGAAGGTAATATGCATCGGGGTTGTGGCTCATAGCACGATGTTTTGGGGAATTTGCAGATTGCCCTTGTAGCCGAGTGCTGACAGATGTTCCATGAGCATACTCGGAGGGAACTTGCTCAAATCATCATGGTATATCGGTTCAATCTTGGTTTTGTGCCCATAGGAATGCTTTGCAGAACAATCCTTGCACACATCAACATATCCGTCCTTGCGCCTGTTATCAGTATTGAATGACGTTATAGGTTTTACCACGCCGCAGCATGAACACTTCTTTGTCTGAATACCGTCCATGGCTTATTTGGCTTTGATATCGTCGACATAGAGGACGTCGGAGATGAACATCTGATTGGTTTTAGAGTTGGCGGCTGCGTTGGCAAAATTGATTTGCTTTTTGAACTCCTTGCTCAACTCCTCGATAGACTTGTTGCAGCCCTCCTGCGACCACCAGAAGGCGACCACTTTCATTATGTCGTCGACGGTAGCGATTACAACCTTTTTCTTGACTTGTGTCTTGGGCTGATATGTGGCCGGGGTTGCCACCGGCATTCCGAACAGGCCGTCCATTTCCTGTTTCTGAGCGGCGAGCTGAGCAGCTGCTGCCTCTTTTTTCTGTGCCGCCAGACGTTCAGCCTCTTTGCGCGCGGCCTCCGCGCGTTCTCTGGCCTCCATATCGGCCTTTATCTTTGCAGCCTCCTCGGCTGAGGCTTTGGCGATGCGTTCAAGTTCTTTTTTCTTTGAGGGCAGACGGTCGAAGATGTCATCTCGCACAGATTGTACTTCAAAGGGATATTGCTCTTTGAAACGTTGAACAAGCCCGGCCATTACATTGGCTTGTATAGCACGGCATTCGTCAGGTGTGAGTTCAGCGGGGCGATGTGCACCGCTGCGAACTTCCTGGCACCAGGCTGCCGGCAGTTCGCAGTTGTATTCTTTAATACCGTCAAAGATTATTTCGTAGTTGTCGAGGGAGAGCTGTTTATCCATATCGGTGAGTTCGTTGATGCTCTTGTTGACGAGAGCAACGAACTGAGCGACGTAATCATCTTCTACCTCGGCGCGGTAACGCACCTTAGCGTTCTCTTTTGCCTGACGTGCAGCCTCCTCACGGCGGCGGCGTTCCAACTCCTCATGTTTTTTCGCTGCGAAAGAGTTGCGGAAGGCCTGGAGCTGGCCGGGGATTGAATTGGATTTGGAAGGGTCTACGTCATTCTCCATGGAGGTATAGACCTTGCGTATCTGGTCGAACAGCTGAGTTACGGGTGTGCGTTTGCCGTTCATCTTCTTGACGGTGAGCTTTGATTTCTCAATGTAATTTGCAAGCTCCATGTCGAGGGCGTCTGACATTCCCTCCTTACGCACACGGGCGAGGAGTGCGTTGCCTGCTTCGAGGCAACGGGTATGCGACAGCTGATTTTCGCGGTAAGACTTGGGAGCGAGTTCAGCAATTGTCTGAACATTCTTTTGCTCAAAGATTGTGAGAGCCAGGTTGTTGTCTGCCATGATTGATATTGTTAAGGGTTGCAGGGTTTTGTTTTTGAGTATTCTGTCATGATTTTCAGCCGAGTGCAGTAGTGTCCGTTTATGGTGTTACGCACAAGCGGACACCCACTGCAAGGCTGCTCAGAAGCCTTCTTCGTCATCTGTCTCGACTGTTACCCCCTGCGGAGGCTCGTTGTTGCCGAATGGTTGAGGAGCGGGTTCCGGTTCGTTGTCAAAAACTTCGCCGGTCTCGGGGTCAACGCCATAGATATCTTCGTCGGAGAGTTGCGTCTGTTCGTCAACCTGCTGTGATTGCAGTTCGGTGCCACGTCCGATGCGCACCTTGGGATATGATTTGAATGCGTGCTTGATGCACTTGGCCATAAGGAAGCCAGGGTCGATGTGGACGATGCCGTTCTGGTCCACGCCATAGAGGTCGTTGGCGCGGCCACGGTTCTGCTTCTGAGAGTACCCGGCGAGGCGGCACCAATCTTCGGGGAACATAACGGCGTAGTCAATAGAGCCGTCGGCACGAGTGATACGCAGGTAGCAGGCGGTTATGTTATGGCCGGTGTGGGGTAGGTTGCAGGTGTAGGATACGGATTTGCGACCTTCAATGTCGCGGAACGAGAATTCGTCATTGTCGTAAACGAGTACTGGATTGTCGGCGTGGCGTATCTGACCGGCGCGAGTGCGCATTACTAATTCACCGTATGCCGACACCGTGAGAACGCATCTGCCTTCCCATTTGGGACGTTCTCTTGTGCCTACATTGACGTTGCGACCCATAAGGTATGCAAGAGCACGTGTGCCCGGTTCAAGCGACAGGCCACAGACGGCCAGGTCGATGAAAGCCGTGAAGATGCTGAATGGTGTGGCGTGTTGAAGCTTACCACCGTCATTGTCGCGGAGAGCCTTGTTGAAATAGATGCTCTCGCGCTCGTAGGCTGCTTCGCCGTTACCCCATAGGGTTTCGTAGATTTGTATGAACCGTTCGCGCACTAAAGGATGCTCAACGATTTCAAGAGGTTTGAGTTGGTTGATTTCGTCAACCGTTAGTTTGAGGTTGCCCATGATTGATGGTGTTTAAGTGTTTAACTTTAGCGGATAGCATGATTGAAAAGAGGCTGCGTCGTTACCGGCTTTCATCTCGGCTGCCGACGCAGCCTCCGGGGTAATCAATCATGCAGCAACTCCCGCTACATTGATGCCTCCGAGGGACTCGAACCCTCTCCGCAAGAACCGGAATCTTGTGTGCGCCCTCACACCGGGAAGCTAAAACTAATTTGTGTAGTTACTTGTTGAGATAATCCTGTTCTGTTCTTTGGAGAAGCCGGAGGTCTGCCATGAAGTATTCGACTTTGCCGGGACGTTTAGAGGGTTTGACTTTCCCGGTGCGCCTCCAACGGTCAACATTGCTGCGCCCGAAGATTGAATAGGCCGTGCGTTGGGAAACATATTCCGGGTCGGCTGCATCGCTCTTAATCACTCTGGCCAATCGTGCTGTGAGGTCGGTCATGAATGTTTCATAGCTTACAAGGCAGTCGGAGAACTGGATGTGAACAGGTTGCATTTTATTCTCTGATGACGTCAGCTGCATCTTCTTCTTCGTAATCTTTACCTATGGCACTAACCAGGGAATCGGTTTTACTCCAGTGCTTATAAAGCATTGCGGCTGCAAAGCCTGCTGCCAAACCCAGCGTCTTGTTGATGAAGAACAGCATGTAGTTGCCGTCTGCTTCCTGCACCACGAGAATCAGTATGGCGGCTGCAATCCACAGAAGGGAAAGAATGGCTATGCGCATGATTGAGATTGTCTTTTTCATTTTGATGTGGTTAGAGTGTGTCCATAACTAAATCGTACAAGTCGGTCCTGATGTCATGAAGGTCATCCTTGGCCTCTTTGGTGTCGGCAATGCTTATCAGCACGTCGATGTCGCGGTAATTCCAGCACCGGAATGTTTCAGCTTTCTTTATGAGCTGTTTGTCGAATTCTGTCATGATTGATAGTGTTTAGTTTAGAATGCTGTGAGAAACGGTAAAAGGACAGTGGTCTATTTCGTTGTACTCTTTGTACTCGCCTTTGTTGCACAGACCCTTCAGACATGCAGCGTCGATTGTGATTTCATATCTGAAGTCATCATTGCCTTTCGCATGACCCATGAGTTCGTAGTAACCTTTGTGGCCTTTGGAGTTACGCACATTCGTTATGATGAACTGCCGAAACATTCCATTCCATCCGCAGAAGTACTGGTATGCACGACCCCTGAGCACCTTTTTAGCTTCGGTAACGGTTATATTGTTTTGCTTCTCCATGATTGATGTTTTGAGGTTGCTATTCTACAATGAAAGCGGAGCGCAGCCGCGAGATGAGAGAATCATTCTCCTTAAGCGTCTTATGCTTGCGGCAATGAGGGGCATTGCTTTCGCGCACCCATCTGGAAAGATGCTGCAAGCCCCAGACCAGGCGGGAGGCTTCGGATTCTGAAAGCACTATGACTTTTGTTCTTTCTTTCATGACCCTGTTAGTTGTTGGTTACAGAATAGGTTGCGCCATTATCGGTTGTAGTTACTTTGTACTGCTCGCGGCCCGCAGCCTTGTTAAGCCGGCTTGCACATGACTTGGCGCTCGTCATGGGTCCGGCTACGCGGCAGTCGAACGTTGCTGTTACCCCGGCAGGGATACTTTTAATGCTATCTATCAGAGCGACCCGTTTAACGAGATACTGATTTTGCTGTGGCATTTCCTTTGTTTTCTGCATGAAATTCGTTAATTTTGCGGTTAAACTCAGTGAGTTGCGTTGCAATACCCGAAGGATTGTGATGCAAAGATACAACAATACTTTTGATTGAGTGCAATAATACTTGTGTTTTTAAGAATTATTAACATTTCAGCCGAAGAATACTTATGTTGAAGGACAAAATACAGAGCCACCTCACGAGCCAAAGAAAGACGCTGAAAGAGTTGGCACAACACATCGGGATGTCGGACACTGCAATCCGAAACATCTACTCAAGGGACAGCTGCGAGTTGTCTACCCTCCGTAAAATCGCGGAGTTCTTTTCTGTGCCTATAACTGAACTGTTGGAAGAATCCGACATTCGGATAGACATAAGAGATGTTGAGCGCAGTTTCAACCCCGGACAGAACGACCCCGAAACCATTCAGAAACTAACCGACATCATTGACGAACAGCGAAAACGCATCGACCAACTCACGGATAAACTGCTTGAATTAAAATGAAGTGGATTGTTCCGGCCATAATCATCGGCCTTGTTGGTGGTTTGCTTGACCACTACACACAACTACACAAGGTTTGGTGTTTTATCATTGGCGTTGCCGCCTTTATCTGTTTCCTGTTCATTAAGTCGATTTTCATCACGGCCAGAATAATGCGACAGACAAAGGGCAAAAAGAAAGTTTGGATTGACCAAAACAATAATATCGTCAAAACAGAATAAAGCTCAATAAACCGCCCCGCGCCCCTCGGACGATAAAATTTACATCCACGGCAGAGAAAGCGATTGTGGCGCGTCTGAGAGGCCAATACGGGCATAATACCGCAAAGGATATGAACGAGCAAAACACATACAACGACACTGCCACTTCAATAGACGAACTGAAAGAGGCAGCATTCGAGTATCTGTTGCTTAATCCCGGCTCCGAGTTCGGGGATTGGCGTCAGGGGCTGATACAAGATTATCCAACAGAGGTTGTTGACGCACTCGGCAACAATCCTATGGAAGTGTATGCCGACCTTGCAGAACTGTGGAATAGTGAATACACCGACCCGCAGACCGGGATATGGAAAGATTTCAAAAATTGGGCACTCGCTTTTGCTAACGATGAATCTGTGGACATCTACTATCGGCTTGTGGAGGCCTTAAACGACTAA